GTGCCGTTGGTCTTGCATTTGTCGCGATTGGCACAACTGCAAATCACTACATGCCGCAAAATGCAGCATAACCAGATACCTCAACAGTTTAGATAACGGCGGAGAATAGCTATAATGGAACTCAACATAACCAGGTTTTTTAACACTGAATCCCCAATGGATTACCAGGCATCAAGGGCTGAAATGGGCAACAGTGCAAGTGCTGACGCTTGGGAGGCTGCAATGGATAACGCTGACCCTGTTTACTGCGGCGAAGAGGCTTATTGTTGGATTGCGACAGACAATAGGGAAGCTTTTGAGGAATTTGTATTAAGCTTTGGAGCTTGGGAGAAAATTGAAATCAAGGCGTGGACCTTGCAGGAATGCAATGCTCTGCTTATTCAGATGATAGCTGGAGATATGGGGGAGTACTGTGAAGACGTAGGTGACTGGGACTGGATAGAATATGAGTTACTAGTGAATGAGGGGAACTTTAGTGGCAACCTCTTTTGGGGTGACGATAACGAGATCTACTACTACATAGGTTCCTAACCCATAAACCTACCTAAGCTACTGTTGAGGTTTACCCCTTAATGGTAGCTTTCCAACAGTAACATACCTACAAGCTTCAAAACATAGCTACCCTTATCAAGGGTGGCTTTTCACTGTGTTCTTCACGAGAAGTACCTTAGAACGGATGCTAGCCCTATAATCAGGGTAATTCCTTCTTAGCACTTGCCGTTGGCGGGGGGGAGATGGTTTCCAACAACAAGATGCTATAACCTAATATTTCTCACCATAGTTGTCGTAACCCAAGCAGGGCTTTACTATCCTCCACAATAATTACAGCACTTAGCCAGTTTGGGTATCACCTTTCATAGTCACTACATTTTATTAGCTACTTCCCAAAAGTATGAATATCGTTAACACCCCCTAACTACTACCTGAAAGTTTACTACCTACCTGAAAGGTTACTACCTAGTAGGTTTAACCTACCTGAAAGGTTACTACCTAGTAGGTAACCCCAGTAGGTTAACCATAGTAGCATAACCATAGCGGGGTAACCATAGCGGGGTAACCTTATAGGGTATACCTTCTTGAAAGTAGATCATTGATAAGAATACCAATTATAACGTGTGGGTGTGCGGTATATATATACGTGCGCATACGTGAGGGAAGCACCCTAGCAGGGCGTAGATCAGAAAAATTTTATCCTTTTTAGAAAAGCTGCTTGTAATAGCCGTAAGGGGGTAGTAATGTTAGGAACTGTCAGAAATAATGACAGCAGCATCAACAACAACTAACGAGGATAACACCACAATGACAACAAAAGCTTACCATCTTTGGACCAAGGGCGACGAAGCGCCGGCTACCATGCCAGAGGGCTGCGAATTCCTTGATTGCGGGGACGGCTGGTGCCGTAGCTGCTCTAACCCCTCTGTATGGAACATGGAAACCATCCCAGCTCGCCGCTGGCCCGCAGAACCCCAGCCTCAGCGCCCCACTGTTTTCGGTCTGCTGAGTCCTAAAGAGCAGGCTGAGCTTGAAAAAGCTAAGAAACTTGGGAACGTTGAATATTACAGCACAAGTGGATGGGAAGATGAGCCAACCGACGATGATTCCTATGACGAGGTCGTCTACCGCATCAAACCACTGCAGGAAACCTTCGACTTTGCGGTAACCATGAACGGCAAGCCTGTTAACCCTCGGGACTTCAGCAAGGAAAGTTGGAATAACCTTAGGGGCTAGCATCCCTACGCCTCACTTCGGTGGGGCTATTACTGCGAGAGTAGCTTAATGGAGAAGCACCCGGCAAGGTCGCTACTTGCCATTATGGGCCACTGCAGGTTCGAGTCCCGCCTCTCGCACCAGAACCCTTAACCAAGGAACAGCAAATGGATAATATGAGATGACAAAGAACGAATACAAACTCCTATGCGGAACTCAAGGTGAGCTCAATGATGCCGTCAACGAACACCTGAAAGACGGCTGGGAGCCCTACGGAAGCCCGACAGTCACTACTTATACAACAAAGAAAACAGGCTACAATTCACAGTTGTGGTTCAACTACTCCCAAGCAATGGTACGCGGGGCAACAGCATGGCAGGTACAAAAATGAAAAAGAAATTCTTAGACATTGTATTTGACGAAACTAAAAACCTCAACGAAGTCGCCCGTGAATTGCGGGATATGTCAGTAAATTTTTTCAACGTTGGCAATAAATTCATTGGTCATGCTCTTTTGGAAATATCTGATGAGGTATATAAATCCTCAAAAGCTATCTCTGCTGGTCACTCTGCCGACCTGGATAAGCAAGTAAAGGAGTCGCATGAGATGACGAAAACGGTAGTTGGTGCAGCGTTAGCAATGACTAGCCAAGAGGTATCACAGTAATGGATATACACAAAATGACTGTAGCAAAAGGATAATAACCCCACCATGTATGGACCACCTATCATAATGGAGCATCCCGACTATTGGCTACCGGACCCGCCACCCTGTTGTGGCTGCGGTAACGACAGCATCCTCACCTATGAAGGTGATAACTACTGCGAGGAATGCCACCAGGACCTGGCGTTACCAGCCTGCAGCACCTGTGGCAGTAACCGACGAGTATGGGAAGATGGCGATGACGGTACCTTAACTTGCCACCGCTTTGGATGCAACAACAATAAAGTAGAGAAGGTGAAGAAATGAGAGGATATTGCGGAATCGGGCTAGATAACCCTAAGTTTGACGTCAACGTAGGAGCAGCACTCCGTGCAGCAGGTGTGTATAATGCGTCCTTCGTAGCGGCTACCGGCAAGCGCTTCAAGAGGCAGAACACCGACACTATGTGCAGCTATCGGCACTTACCATTCTTTAGGCCATCTAACCTTCGTGAGGTTTTACCTTTCGACTGCGTGCCTGTAGCTGTGGACCTCATAGAAGGCGCTACACCACTACCTGAGTATCAGCACCCGGCAAGGGCTTTCTACATCTTTGGCGGGGAGGACGCAACGCTAGGCTCCCGCATCACCGACTGGTGCCGAGATAGGGTATACATCCCCACAAGTGGCTGCATGAATTTAGCAGCAACCGTAAATGTTATTTTATATGACAGACTAGCAAAACAATAACAACAACCATCAAAGAAAGGAACCTAGAATCATGATATCCAAGGATCTCTACGTATTACTTCCAGAGGAAATCCAACAGCTAGCACTAGTGGATACCACTATGCAGCAGGCTTGGCAGATCTATGAAAGGAATATTACCCTACTAAAAGACCTATACTGCGGGGTTGTGGATTACCCCCACTTTTCTGGCTGCCCTCATTGCGTTCCGACCTACGCCTGCATAAGCTCGCAATGTAAGTGGTTGGCGGTTAGGGCCTCGTGCTATAGAAAGTACGCCTGTTGCAAGCAGACGTTTGGTGGTTTAACCCTCGACGAAACTAATGTTAGGTATGGTTGGGGTGACGAAGAAATCGGGCCCCTTTCTTACCCCTACGAGGACACAGAAAGTTTCCTGATTGGCCACATCGAATGGGCACAAATGATAATTGACGGCATCATGCCGGCAGCACAACAATAGCAGAGGTGAAGAAATGAGGATTCTAGTAGCATGCGAAGAGAGCCAGGCAGTAACCAAGGAGCTACGCAAGCGGGGTCATGAGGCCTATAGTTGCGACCCGCTGCCCTGTAGTGGTGGACGTCCAGGGTGGCATCTGCAGCAGCTGGCAGAAGCGTGGCTGATGGAAGATTGGGATATGGTAATTGCTTTCCCGCCTTGCACTCACCTGGCCTCATCGGGCGCACCGTCATGGCCTCAGAAGGTGGCAGATGGCAGGCAGCAAGCCGCAATAGATTTTGTTATGAAGATTTACGACAGCTGCGATAGGGTAGCTATCGAGAACCCAGTAGGTAAGCTTTCTACCGCATGGCGAAAACCCGACCAGATTATACAGCCATGGCAGTTCGGCGATCCATTCATGAAGAAGACTTGCCTCTGGCTTAAGGGCTTGCCTTTACTGCGAGAAACTGAGGTGGTAACACCAACCCATAACTGGTGCAGCAACAGCACTAGGGGAGGTCAAAGAAAGGATGGTACCAGGAAGCAGTCCAGCCTACCTTCCTTCAAGGCGTGGAATTCTCCGAAGGAAAGAAGCAAAACCTTCCCCGGCATAGCAGTAGCTATGGCTACCCAGTGGACGGAAAACTTAACAACCACAAAAGAAAGGTCATAACATTATGTGGGATAATTGCAGAACGCTAACTACTACCCAGCAACAGGAGGTGGTGGTACTCGCCAAGGAGGGGGACACAGACGCTTGTGGTCTGTTAATAGAAAGTATGGTACCACTTATCAAGCAGGAGGTTACGAAGTGGTGGGCAATAGAGCATGATGACGCCATCGCTATCGCGGTTACCGCTATGTTATCATCCATCAAGAACTATGACGAGCGAAAAGGCTGCGGTGTCGCCACCTTCCTGAAGGCAGCAGCAAGGAGAAGGTTAGGGGACTACCACCAAAAGGTAGCAGTCACCCGGGGGAAGCGGGACACTACCACAATATCATCAGATGACGTAATTGAACTACAACTAACAGGCATCACGGAGATAACAATGTCAGACCTAATAGTAATGCCCGCCCACAGAGAGGACATTCCCCACCTTTTATCCTTCCTGTCAGCACCCCAAAGAAAAGTAGTAGAATTACGGCTGAAAGACTTGACCTTCCAGCAGATTGGCGATATGTTATCAATCAGTAAGAATGGCGCGTTAAAGCGCTACAACAAAGCAGTAGAAAAACTAAGGGAGATCGCGTAATGAAGAAAAGTGATTTGAAACAGGGGATGGTATTAGAGAATCGGGCGGGTAACCATTACCTGTACCTGGAAACCATGAATGGCACTAGCTTTACTGGTTCCCTGTGTGGTTTTCATGGTAAATTTTGTGAGCTACAGTTTTTTGAAGAGGATCTAATTTGCTGTGGCGACCACACGCTTGACATTGTTAAGGTTTATGAAGGCCCCAAGGCATACGACCTCTACAAGAAAGAAACAGGCGACCTCCTCTGGGAACGCCCTCAGGAGGTAGTACCAGAAAAAACCGTCACCATTAACGGCAAGGAGTTCTCAGAGTCCACCATATTAGCAGCCCTGAAAGCATACGTAAGTTAGTAAAAGGAAAAGTAGCATCATGAGCAGCAACCCCACAGCATCAGTAACCGTTGGTATTACTGTCTTGGCAGTAATTTCATTAGCAATCGTAGGATTCTTTATGAATATCTACAAGCTCACCCAGTGTGACTTCGAAGCGCCTTACCGCGCAGAAGCAGTCCGCATTATTGGCATCCCAGTCCCTATCGTAGGCATGATTGCGGGATACTGCGACCTCGACGATAGTAATACCAAGGAGGAAGCTAAGTGAATTGCAAAGACCTAGCAGTACTCGCTAAGGACGAAATACAAGAGGAAAAAGAAGAGAAGGTTATTGCCATCTTCAAGGGCCTCAATAAGCACCTGGAATATCGCAAAGAAAAGATTAAGCGCCTAGAACAGGAAATAAAGGAGGCTAAGGAAGACGTAACAGAAAAAGAAAAGGAGATCGAAGATACCAGTAAGCTCACTATTGAGGAGGTACTGGAAGAAAAAGGTAGCAGGTATCTTTACATTGACTGGGGAAGTGGCACGATCCAGAGTTACATTAACCAAGCGGTATCCCTACCAGCATGCAGCTCCAGGGCTGTCAGTAACGATATCTACGGTAAAGAAAACCCAGCATCAACAACCCCAAAGGACCAATAACTATGACCTACAACCCAGCACCCCAAGGCCAGCAGCAATACCAACGCACGGCACCCCTTCGTCTCGGTAACTACAAAGGCAAACTCGTCGGGCAACAGAGCGCCACAACCCGTAAAGGTGATCCTGCTATCGTCCTCATCATGGAGCTCTTTGAGTTTGCAGGACCAAACGGGCCGGAGCCCCTCCAGCCTGACCAGCATGGGAGGATGCCCACTCGTCGCATGACGAAGAGTTGGGGTTCCTCCGCGCAGCAGTGGACCATTAAGGATCTCACCGCCATTGGTAACTATACGTTAGCCCACCCCCATTGGCCTGACTTCGAGCCGGCAGTCCGTGAAGGTCGCCCGGTATCGTTGTTAGTAACGGAATACACTAAGGGTGATGGCAGCAAGGGGCTTGACCTTAAGATCCAGCACTCCGACCAGCCTGCTAGTAATGGTTACCAGCCGGTTACAGCTCCACAGCAAGCTCCTGCCCAGCAGGCTGCCCCCCAGGCTCCGCCGCAGCAGCAATATGCCCCACAGCAAGCTCCTGCCCAGCAGGCACCTCCACAGGGTGGTTACCAGGCTCCCCCGCAGCAAGCGGTGGCCCCACAAACTACGCAGAATGTGGCCCCACAACAGCAAGCACCTACTAGTGGTATCCCGGACTATGAAGACGAAATTGCCTTTTAGAGGTATCTAGGGCGATCGCCCTAACCACCACGGGAAAGCCTCGCCTTCGGGCGGGGCGACCCTTAACCACTAAAAAAGGAGAGAGAGATGAAGATTCAAAATGTTCCCACAGGACAAGTAATCATTATTGATGGCCAAAAAGGGAAGCTTGAATGCCTCTCGATAGCAGACTACGGAAAAGAAGCTAACATAAAAGCTGACTTCCTTGGCATTACCAGACCGCTCTTAGGGGTCCCAAATGGGCAACCGCTACCATTGACCGAAAAATGGGTTGTCACAATCTCAAGCCAGTACGGATGCAGTATGGGCTGCAAATTCTGTGACGTGCCCAAGGTTGGCCCTGGTAGAAATGCCTCTGTTGCTGACATGAATAAGCAGGTTGCAGCCGGGCTACTTGTCGGCGGTGCGACGGAAACGAAGCGGCTTAACGTGCATTACGCTCGGATGGGGGAGCCGACATTTAATCGAGATACATTACGCCATGCTCTGGGGTTACGTTACTTCGTGAGCCATGACCTAGGAGTACAGGCAGACACTATCCACCCTGTAATCAGCACTATGATGCCACACGCAAATACGCATCTGCAGGCGTACCTCACAGAGTGGTGCTATTACGTAAAAAACGACACCTATGGCGGTGAGGCTGGCTTACAACTAAGTATCAACTCAACATGCGACAAGCAGCGCGAAGAGATGTTTAGTGGTAGCTCTTCAAGCCTTGCAAGAATTTCGTACCTTGCCGACAAGCTGCCAAAGCCGCGTGGTAGGAAATACGCTCTAAATTTTGCAGTAGCTGACGGCTACGAGATATCAGGGAAAAAGCTTGCGGATCTATTTGACCCAACAAGGTGGATGGTTAAGTTGACACCAATCCATAACACCGCAGCAAGCACCTCTAATTCTATCGGAACTAAGGGTGGATATAGCTCATTCACACCATACGAAGATATTGAACAAGACTTAATTTCAAACGGCTTCGACGTGTTGACGTTTGTACCTTCCGAGGAAGAAGAGCGAGGGATGATTACATGTGGCAACGCCTTACTGGCCCACATTAACCACTAATGACGAGAGGTAACTATTATGGATGACGAAGGCAGCGTAATGATAGGATTGGCGTTTGCGTTTCTCTTACTAGGCTGTATTGCTGGTGGCGTAATCACGCACTTTGCGTGGAAGGATTACGCAATCACTAGCGGGGCAGCAGAATATGTCATGAGAGATGCGTACGGCAGCACTAAATGGCAGTGGAAGAAGGTTGTGGAAGCAAAAAAGGAGGTAAAGCCATAATGACTGACGCACGAAGCATCGGTATCGTGAAGGGTTGCGGCAGTGACCCGCTATTACAACAGCTATCCGACCGGGTAGACGCATTACAACAACAGGTAGAGCGCATAGCAGAGCAACAAAAGAGGCTATCACCTAAGCGTAGCACCCGTTTTGCCGTACCCACCGAAGAGGAGTTGCTATCATACTGCCAGGAAAAGGGTCTTTCCATCGACGTAAACCGCTTCCAAGACCATTACGAAAGCAATGGCTGGATGGTTGGTAAAAATAAAATGAAGAGCTGGCAGGCCGCCTTACGGAATGCTTCTAAGTGGTGTGGCACCGCAAGCCCGACCGCAGCAGGGGGTAGCCATCTACGGATACAGCAGCAGCAACTGGATAAGCTACGTGGTAGCAGCAATGAGAGGAGCTGGTAATGTCTCTCAATAAGGCCATTAACAAGGGTGCCGAACACCGGAAGCCCTATTATGGCAGTAAGCGCTTTGATAGGAGCTGCCGGCCTGGTGGGGACTGCCCCTGGTGCCAGAGTTCCCGACAACATAAGCATAACAAGAAGCTATTAACCGCCAAAGAAGAGGAGAGAGATGATGTCCAGTAACACCTACAAAGTATTTCCCATAGACTGGAAAGGTGAGTTACCCCGCGTAGAAGACTCTAAATACCTGGATGCAGTGCCGGTTATTGGGTGTCGCATCTATAGCGGTAACGAGAAGTATCGCATCTTTGGGTTTACTGACATGGGCTGCTGGTGGGCTGAGGGTGATAAATATTCCCACCACAGCTGCAACCTCACCGGCAACCGCCAATACGCCATGGGGAGGCTAGAAGAATGAGGAATACGCCGCAATGCGACTGGTGCTTCAAGGAGGCGAGCTGGTTCGTTTCAAACAAAAATGGGTCAGCATCCTATATGTGCGAACATCACTACAATAGCCATGCTCGCGGACCTTGTGATAAAGGGAAGAGATTACTGCACCCAAAGAAAGGCACTAAAAGTGAAGCATGAAGAATTACAACAACCCCACTCCCTACCAAACGAGAAGGCTTTGTTGGCGGCCTGCCTTCAAGAGCCAGCGACGATTGGCAGCAAAGTCCACGCGACCTTCGGCTCTGAAAACCCATTTTGGGACCCACGGCATGCGGCTATCTATAAAGCAGCGGCTTCGGGAGGTGCCATTGGATGGAAGGAGGTGGACCTGGTATCAATTGCCGACAAGCTACCCGACCCGCTTGAGGGGATGCGTGTCATCAGGGAAATTCGTAATAGCTTGCCTACGGTGGCAAATTTGGAAACATACCTACAAAAAGTGGGAGATTATCACTCACGCAGGAAGCTTATTAAGGCGTTTGAAGTTGCGAATACTAGCCTCTATAAAGCCGAGAAGCCTGTATCTGAAGTAACTGCAGCAATTGAAGGCGAACTCCGTAACCTAGCGTCTTATGGGCAGAGAGGCTCTGTGATGACGGTAGCCGAGGCATGGGAGCTGCGTAAGAAGATTTTGGTGGAGCCCCGCACATTCCTCACTTTGGGTTATGATGACATAACTACCCTAACTGGTGCCGTAGAGCCTGGCAGCATGGTTATATTGGCAGCAAGACCTTCGATGGGGAAAACAGCCTTGGCGGCTTGCATGCTTTACGAGCTAGCTAACCAGGGCCTGGCAGCCGGCTACTTCACATTAGAAATGGGGGCAGACCAGCTAGTTGATAGGCTCGTGTGCGCTTTATCGAAGACTGATACCAGGCAGTTGCGGGACCACCTGGGGGAGGATGCGGTCATCGCAGCAGGTAACCACATAGCAAGCCTACCCATCTGCTTTGATCAGCAACCAGGGATTCGCTTCTCCCAGTTAGCCCAACAAGCCAGGCGCTGGAAAGCTGACCATAACATTTCATACCTTTTCGTAGATTACCTCCAACTAATTACTAGCGATAGCCCCCACCTAAAGAGAGAGCAGCAAGTAGCAGAGATGTCGAAAGCCATGAAGGAGCTGTGCCGCGAGCTAAAAGTAGTGGGTATCGTGCTTTGTCAGCTTAACAGGGCAGCAGCAGAAAGTGAGAAAGGCCCACAAACCCATCAATTACGAGAGAGCGGAGCACTGGAGCAGGACGCAGACGTAGTATTATTGATGACCAGGGAGGACCCCGCCGCTAACCCAGAGCTACAGTATAGCATCGAAAAAGGAGAAGCAGTTGATTGTTGGATAAGATTAGGGAAGGTTAGGGGGGGCGCACAAGGACAATGTGTGCTAAGGTATTATCCTAAGTACAGCTATTTCAGTAACCATAAATATGGCAGCAAAGACTGCTATTAACCGGGTCAATGACCCACAGGAGAGAAGAGACTATGAAAGCTTACCACATGTGGAGCCCAGGAAATGAGTTACCAGGGAATGTCCGCCCAGCCGGACTTCAGTACCATTATGATGGTGAATGGGTAGACGATGATAGTAGCATCGAGCGGGACGATGAAGTCACGCAGCGCTGGCCCGTGCCCCCCTATGTAGTAACTGACAACACGGAGACCCTAAAGAATGCTGTTATCGCCCTAGAAGAACTACAACTAGAGAATGATGAGTTACGTAACAGAATCCATAATGTGGGGCTGAACTGGTTGGAGAAAGTTGGAGAATGCCAGCTTACCATTAAGAGACTAGAAGACGAGTTAATCGAGAAAGACAAGATCCGCAAAGAGGTTACAGAAGAGCTGCACCACTACAAAAAAGCCACCAACCACCACACCCTGGAAAACCTGGAAGCTATTATGGGGGCACTACCTGAAGCTAAGGACTTAGAAGGAGAGAACTTGTGTGCTACTGGGTGCTGGGATGACCTCACGGACGAAAATGGTAGCAGCAGATGGAAGCTTTCGCTTTTATTGATCGCCGACAGGACTCCACAATACCTAGAAGGTAACACCATCACGGACGCTATGGTGGTAGAAGCCGGCGGAAGGGTCCTTTGTGAGGTGCGAGATGTTCATTCCACGCCATGGAAGGACGAGTTACTTATGGGGGTAGATCCTGATTCTATCATGAAATTTATCTGCTGGGGGGACGCCTGGAAGCATTGCCGCATCAAAGCAACCGACCTGGAGGTAGCGAAATGCCAATCATAACCTTGGCAGACCTGGATAGCCTCGCCTATATGGCTGGCTACAAAGGCACCTGGTTGGATTGCCGGGCCCATATCCAGAATGTATTACTAAACATCAGGCTAGCTACCCGGTGTGACGAACTGAAGTGTTACCTCCAACATTGGGATGGTATCTTCAACTTCCGTAACCACCTGGCTGTTACTAAGCCCTATAAAGGTAATAGGAAAGACAAGGAGAAGCCTGAATACCTTACCGAAGCTAAGAAGTTTATTGCCGCTAACTTTAACACTACCGTATGTCGCACCTATGAGGCTGACGATGTGGTTGCGATTGTGGCGGCAAACTACGGCTATAAGGTTACCATCGCCTGTATTGATAAGGATCTCCACCAGCTTCCCTGTAAGTTCTATGACTACCGCAAGGAGCATCACAGTGTGGTATCCGAAGCTAAAGCTCTTCGTAACCTTTGCCACCAGATGCTAATGGGTGATGGTTGCGACAACATACCGGGCATCATGGGTTGCGGCAAAGTAGGGGCTGAGAAGGCCTTATTAGGGTCAGAGGACCCCATGATGACGGTCATTGAAGAATATAAAAAGAGAAATCTTCCCTACTCCTACTTGCTAGAACAAGGAAGGCTGCTATATTTACTTAGGACCCGCCACGAGGTTTGGTATCCACCAATCACAGAATTACAATACAACAAGCTGGAGGTAACAGCATGACTCCTAACCAACCCACAGTAACAGCCCCCTTCTCTCCCCGCCAAGTCCAATGGCTCCATAACCGCCAACGCAGGGAAGAGCCTTACTGCTGCCCGCAATGTGGTCGCAGGCTGGTACCCCACAACAGCGGCATGAAGTGTGGGCTTCGGGAATGCGAAGGTATCATCACCACAGTGTGGGAGAAGGACACCATCCCCTGCTGCCTTCGGTGTGGTGGTGTGGAAAGGGTACCTCAGGAAGTACCCCACCCATTCTTCAGTAGTCGCACTATCTGTGGTGGCTGCGGCATGGATGAGCACATCCCTAAAAGTGTTGGTGTATTGGATAACGAAGTGAAAGGACACTGTGGCCCCATAATGGAAAACATGGTAGTCCTAAATACTTACCCACTAGCGGAGAGGTGGAAGAAGTTAGAGGAAGCAGTCGATGCGGTGGAGGTGTCTGACATGTCAGACGAAGGTAACACCACCCAGGACGTAACACTAAAGGACGTAGAGGAGGCGAAACTATGAGCGACAGCGACAAGAAAACCATCTACCTAGCAGGCCCAATGAAGGGTATCGCCAACAACAACCAGGCAGCCTTTAATAAGGCGTCAGACCTATTGACGGACGCTGGCCATGAGGTAATTAACAAGGCTGCGTGGAATCATGGGCCTAGCTATGACTTCACTGCCGCCGATGGCATGCAGCTAGGAAGGGAGCTCCTATGCGACCTAGCAGACATCCCAGAATGCGATGGCGTAGCCTTGCTACCTGGATGGGAAACCTCTGAAATTGCTAACTGCGAATACCTGTTTGCTGAATGCTGCGGGGTTACCGTAAAGCCACTAGGGCAGTGGTTGGCAGTACCTACCGATCGCATGACTGCTACGGAGATTATTATTAGAGAGATGGAGATGGATGCTTGGCTGGTTGGATTCCTCAGCAAGATCGACAAGGGTAATAAAAGGCTTGCGGCAGCCTTTGCTGGCCTAACCGGAGATCATAACAATGGATAAGTTAACAGCAGCAAAGATGTTGGTAGATAATGGTGGTGAGTGTAGTGGTATGCGGTGTCACCTCTGCCCTGATGCGCTGCGGATATACTGCGGAAGCAGTGAAGATAATGGATGTAGTGTTAAAGTTATCGAAGGCAAGGTGGCAGAACTAGCAGAAGCCTACATACTAACACATGATAAGCCTCGCTCCGTACTAGATGATCTTGAATTCGTTGAAGCTAACATCACCACGGAGGGTGTCTACCAAAAGGTGCAGCTCCCTGACGTTAAATGGAAGGAAGAGCCAGGAGGCAGTACCCCATCACAGTACGCCCTACCCACTAACGCATCTGAGTTACAGGACTTAATCGAGTATCGTGCTATGAACTTCGCGGTAGGCAACATCTTTAAGGCTACCTATCGGTTAGGTAACTGTGGTCATAGCGATAAGGTGAGAGACTTGAGAAAGATAGCATGGTTTGCGAATAGAGAACTAGCAGCTGCGCTGGCTGCAATAAACGAGGAGACCCCCTAATGTCCACTAACTACTACCTGAAAGCGGATACCTGCAGCCACTGTGGCCATAGCGATGAGGATACCCACATTGGTAAGTCCTCCTGCGGTTGGAGATTCTTACTGAAAACTAGCGATAAGATCAAAGACCTGGAGGATTTGATCCCAATCGCCATGTCGGAAGGCATCGTAGATGAGTGGGGGACGGATGTTACCATCGGTTTGTTCCTTAATATAATTTACAATTCAGCAGACCTGAAAGTACATGAATTTGAAAGTTACCAGCATCACACCTTCTATGATAGTTGCGATAGGGAGTTTTGTTAGCAGCTGTGCTAGCATTCATGAATCCATAGTGTTCATGATTAGTGAACACGCCACAACCCCCAACAAGGAAACAAAAGGATAATATTATGAAGACTTACCACACTTGGGAAAAAGGAGACGAGAAGCCGGAGACTGCACCAGAAGGGTGTGAGGTCTGGAGTGCTGGCCGCTGCGATAAGTGGCTGCCCACTAAGAGCCACCCCCGCAATTGGTACGCATGCACCTACCGCTGGCCTGCCACCCCACAGGTAGAAAGGCCCATCGCCTTCGGGTTACTAACCAAGGTGGAGGAGAAGGAGCTTGAAAAAGCTAAGAAACTTGGGAACGTTGAATACTTGTGGATGAGTAATGGTACTGAAGCCTGGGAGCCGGAGCCCGTTGACGCCGCTCTCCTACCGGGCATCACCTACCGCATCTGCGAACCCATCCCCACCCCGCAGCCGAAGGAGGTTACCATCACGGTTACCGTTAACGGGAAAGTAATTGACGTTACGGATATCACTGACGAGATCGTGGATACCATCAAGGAGGCTATTAATGAGTAAGATGTTTGAATTCGACGGGCCAGATGGCTTAGCGGGTGTTCGGTCACACTTGGTTGTTAGCATCTATAAGGACAACAAGAAGGCGAGAGTGGAATACAGGTCCGGCGACAAGGTAGATAGCCTCCTCTCAACAGAACCTACGCTTGCATTACTAACTAGGTATAAAAAAATAATGAAGGAGCAGGACTATGAGTAACCATAAAGTAGAGTTCGTAACCAACGGTAAGGACTGTAAGGTCCGTCACTACAACTGGGTAGAAGAGAAGGAAGTAAAGGGTGAGGTAAAAGGACCCCACTGGAGCCATTCCCATAGCGACTACTACAACCTCCATAACCTGGAGCTTGCCGGATGGGTTGAGCTAGTAGAAGTGTTAGGTTGCGACCATGGCATTACAGCTGCCCAATTACTAGCTACCATGCTATCTATCAAGGAAAGCCTCCAAGGTATGGCAGAAGCTCTTAAAAAGGATAATAAGGTATCTGTAGAGTTCCGAGAGCGAGTGTTCGACCCAGCAATAGAAGCCAGGAAAGACTACATCACCAACCTAATGGGAGAAGCCGGTAATGGATGACCACTACTACCACATAGGATTCCTCACCACCTACTGCCATAACGATGAAGTAATCGAGGAGGGTACTTACCGTATCTGCTGCACCCTAGCCCACGCTTGCGACTACTTGCAGCTTAACGATAACGAGCGCCGCACAGCAGCAATGACGCCGGAGGGGTATGACAAGATTAGCTTCGATGATGGTACCATAAGGGAGCGCCTAATCATTACCCTGAAAGCATTCGATAAGGATAGTAACTACAAACAGGAGAAGAGTGATGGATAAGCTAACCACAGCTGACTATCGCTTTATTGATAGGAGCATCTTTGCTGTCGATGAGTTGGTTACTTATAACGCTGAGATTCGCGACAAAGTATTCAACCTAGTAAGAGCAGCAGGAGTCGATCCTCACAGCATCCCAGACTGGAGCTGCTGTATGGGCTCAGCTGTGGAGTTAACCGGGTTTCTTGAGAATGCAATCGAAGCAGTAAGGGAGAAGCGTAATGATGAGTGAAGATAAGTTAATTAAGCTAGCTGATATGGTTAGCAACCTGCTCTACGAAGATGGTAACCTAACTACTCTTGAGAGATTTGGTTACGTAGATATGAATGGAAATGTAACGTCAGTTGTATTTGATGATATTGCACTACTGCATTCAGAAGACCTCAACCTATGCAACGATTGTGACTTTGAACTCATTTGTTGTAACCAGTGCAGCAAAAAGGGGTACGAAAACCTTGAGCTAATGTTAACCTTAAAACTCTTAGAGTCTGAAATAGCAGGGAAGATAGGCCACCTGTCAACCCTACTGTGCGCAGTAACCAAAGTTAAAGAGGAGCTTAATAATGGCTAAAGCCAAAACAGTAATCATGCTAGGGGACCTCCACTGTGGCCACGTAGCGGGGCTCACCCACCCAAGCTGGCACTATAATAACCTACCCACCAGTAAGCTCAATAAGGAAATGTGGAATTGGTATGCTAGCCAAGTATCAGATATCCCGAAGCCCCACCTGGTAGTAGCTAACGGTGACCTAATCGATGGGAGAGGTGAAGCAAACGGAGGCAGGGAGCTTACTACAGTATCCCAGATTGAGCAGGCTAATATGGCTGTGGATGCCCTGAAAGTATGGGATGCTAAGAACTACAGCATGTCATATGGTACGCCATATCATAGTGGGAAGAAGGAAAACTATGAGGACATCATTGCCAGCGAGCTTGGCTGTAGCCCCAAGAACCACCTCTTCCTGGAAGTTAATGGCGTTAAGTTTGATGTGAAGCACAAAGTGGGTGGCAGTGCCGTACCCCACGGTCGCCATACAGCTACTGCTAAGGCTGATTTGTGGAACATGGTGTGGGCAGACGAGAAGCTGCAGCCCCGTTGTGATGTGTTTATCCGGTCACACGTCCACTTCTTCCAGTATAGTGGTAACTCCACCAAGTTGCGCATGACGTTGCCGGCTCTCCAGGCGGCAGCCACCGAGTACGGGGCGCGACAATGCGAAGGTTATGTGGACTTCGGCTTTGTGGTGTTTACGATCTACCAAGATGGTAGCTACGTATGGGAGCCCCGTATCCTGAAGCTGAAGGGTGTGAAAGAAGTAACTACTAAATATTAGGAGCATAGGAACTATGCGCGCATTACACAACAAACCCCAAGAGGTTATCGTCCCTGAGCTAGAAGCCCTAGTAGCTACCCATAAGGGCGTCAAGAAATGGAGCACTACCGATGAGGGAGTCCTGGATAAGTACTACGGCAAGGTACCCACAAAGGAGTTAGCCAGGATACTGGGCCGCACGCCTGAGAGCGTAGAGAGAAAGTATCACCGCCTACAGAGGTGTAAGTGATGGACCCCTACGACTGGAAGGAAGAATACATAAAGCTCAGCAAAGCCCTTATAGCCATACGGGTGGCGCAAGGGCAGGCGACAGTAGCAAACCAAGGCCAGGCAATGGATGGCTTCTCTGCCTTAGCAAATTACAACGGGCTGGCTGAGGAAGAGCTAAAGAAGATGGAGGCCACCACCAATGAGCAGACATAAAGGTAGGACTATCCCCTTTAGCAAACAAGCCAGGGGGAACTACGACAAGATCTTTGGCAAGAAGGAAGCGACAGAAGAGGCTGATGGCAACCCCAAGTGCCCATTGTGTGGTAAGCCTAGTAGGTATAGCCTCCTATGTAGCTGCTACATATGCCTCAATGGATGCATACCAGTTGGGTTGAGCTATAGCAGCCTCTCGCGAGGTGGAAAGAAATGAGTACAGCAACCAGTAAAACCACTACGACAGTACTACAACATGCTTGCTGCTGTTGTGGTAAACAGTTTACCCCACCTGGTAGCACCACTAACCGCAACAACATCTGTAGCGACAAGTGCGAGATGGCCTACTGGGAGAAGTTCGGGGTAACCCATGGCATTAAGGTAGTAAAACCTAAGGAGGTAAAGCCCGATGAAGGATAGCAGAAAGGATGTGTTACTACGAGCAGCCTACGACCTACTATATATGGCAGACGAAGACGGCTACAAACAAGTACCTGGAGGCGTTACGGTAAGATATGATGACGCTAACTGTGATGGGTACTGCCTGATGGAAGATATCGCTAGCGAGCTTGGCTTTATTTCAGGTACCACTGAACCAATCCCGCTGGAGGTGGAACCCAATGGCTAAAACAACCCATGACGGCATCCTCTGGGACTCCCTGTCTGAGGCGTTGCTATACTGCTGGCTGAAGGAGGTATCGGAAGAAGGTGGGTTCCTATCCTTCAGGACGCAGTACCAGTACCCGCTCACTGAGAAGGTTACCTACAAGGTAGAGAAGCAGCTCAAGACGAAGGTTAAGATGGTAGATAGGTGCCTACTGCAGGCGTCCCATTACACGTCGGACTTTGAGGTGTGGAGTAGTAAGGAACTTAATGGACTTCACTCGTATTGCTCTATGTCTGGCTATGACTACAGCATTGACGTGAAGGGAAAGAGAAGCCCTGCAACCCAAATAGCTAAGTTCTCGCTGACCCAGAAGTTCCTGTACCACGTCCACGGAGTGTACGTTAACAAGGTTATCCCTGAACAGTTCTTTGCCGCTAATGGTAGGCCGCACCTTAAGAACCTACCGAAGGTTTGCTTCATGAAGAGCAACCCCAACAAACTCTATAAGCACTGGCAGTTCCTGGGGAACTTACCACACTGGAAGGAGGTGTTACTATGAGGATACATAAGGGAGACTACAAAAGAAAGGTTGAACACTACTTGGGTTTTGGTCAGAAGGAATGGAGGCCAACGTCACTATGTGGTGGACCAAGAGCATATTGGGGAGGCAAGCGTTACTACATTGCAAGGAACTGGAAGAACGTAACCTGTAAGTTGTGCCTAAAAAAGAAGGTGGCAACACCATGAAGATACTATCAGCAGAAGAACAAAATACCTTAGCTGCAGCCGCCAGTAAGGATGATGAGTCCTATGGTACTCTTATGGAGCAGATGTGGTTTATTTTCCTGAGGGAAAAGGGTAAGGCCTTAAGGAGGCTACAACCTGAAGACGGTGATGACAGCTGCATGGACGCCTTCCTGGAGGCCTTCAATACCTGCGTCAAGAACTATCGCAAAGGTCGCACCAAGTTTCGGACCTACTTCACGAAGTCACTCAAGAGAAATATATCACGGCGCATTGTTAGGGAGGAAAAAAGGCAGCGTCGATCACTCAACCTTGATGGGATACCCGACAGTCAGCAGCCAGTAGATGAGGCCATCATAGAGTACAGCAACGAAGACCTGCTGCAATACATAGAGAAGCACCTAACTAGCAGACATCGTAAAGTGGTTGAGCTGCGTTTTGCTTATGGTTACAGCCATCGGGAGACCGCCAAGCAGATGCGCTGTAGTGGGACTACTGTCCATAACCTACAAGAATCAGTTAAAAGGCTACTGAAAAACCATAGAGAGGAGAAGTAGAGATGAAGTGTGAAACATGTGAAGACACTGGATTCTACGGCGAGAACGGCCCTGGAATTATTGGAAACCTTGCATGGCATCAATGCCCCTGCGGTACCGAAGATGAAATCCAAACTGCACTGGCCGAGGCGACCGACAAGGCTTCTCGCGGATGGGGACACCTTGAAACCATTTGGAAGGCATGCATGTTTAGCTTTGAATGGGAGTATGGTAGCCTCCTTGAAGAGCAAGTCATCGACAAGATAAAAGAACTCGAAGCCCGCAATAAGCAGCTTGAAGGGGCACTCTCACAAGAGGAAGGCAAATGAAATAGCCCTTACTACCACCCCTCACCACGGCTCCCCTTTAGGATAACTATCTAGAGGGGAGCTTTTTCGTTACCCCTTAGTGAACTGCTGCCTGCTGCCTAAGCTATCTATCTTGTAATGGATATCAAACTCCTTCAGGAGTACGTCACCACTAATGTCGTCATCATCCCGGTAGAGCTTAATGTCTATTATGGAGCTCACACTATCTATGCCAGTAGCATCTATTGATGGGAAGCTAGCAATCTGCATAATGGTACCTGATGTGTAGGTGAACGCAAAGGTAGCAGCTGTAATAGTTGTGAAGCTACCAGTTGGGTCTGCCCCATTCTTATACCACCTATAGTCTAGCTTGAAGGTAGGCGTAGTGGCCTCCTCCTGGAAGAAGTGGATATGCGGCTCAAGGTCACTTTCAAGTAGGTACTCATGCGGCATCTGCCCTATGATGTAGGCAATCTCTGTGGCATCGTCCTGGGGAAACAGCAAGCCAAGGTTAGTAACATCAAAGTCAGGCTTGGCCGTAGCTCCCTGCCTAATCCTGCTAGCTGGGAAGCGCAAGTCATCCCATACTGCGTCGTCTCCGCCGGCTATGCGGCAAGGGCAGACAGGCTCACCTATGTTAACGAATATCCAACCCTCTGACCCATGCTGCCTAAAGACTTGCCCTAACCTAGTAACGTAGTTAGGATGCGGGGGTACGGTATCTTGGAAGCCTCCCGGTACTGTGGGTGACAGATATAGCACAGTCCCTGGTGGGAAGGACGAAGTATCGATTGGCTGGGCAGTACTACCCCTCACCAAACCAAACGTAGTAGCATAACCCTTTCCGTTGTCATCTATGTCCTCCGTTAGGCATGCTATTGTGGTCTCTGCTGTGCTAGCAACATCAGCTTGGGCTGCTTCTATCTCAGCATTAACCCCACTCCCCCCGCTAATGTAGATGTAGTTGCCATTCTTTAGGTCACCACCACTCTTGTTGGATACCCGCCTGGGCAGGAATGCCTCCATCCCTACGTTAAGGTTAACCTCACCACCGGGCATACCTACGGCTAGTGAATCCTCGTCACCATCCCAACAGAGGCGGCCCTCTGCAGTGGTAACGGAAGCGGATACATCAAAGTCAATGCAGTTAGTTGCGATTGCGGGGGCAGAGAGGCTACCCTCGACAGCTACATCCTTCTCAAAGTTAGCCTTGTTGAGTATGTGATGGGTGCCTTCAAGGTCCCTATCAATTCGTAGCTTGTCGTCTTCTATGCGGGGGATCTGGTCAATCGTTTTGGCGGTGAAGCTCCCGGCAGGCGGAGTGGGGCTACTATTAATTAAGTAGTACTTCCCCTCCTCGTAAAGCTTCCCACCAAACTGTATTGTTTTTATGCAAAGATACCATCCCATCAGGATACCTCCTTCTCTATAGCCCAATTATTGCAGATATATAGCTCAGCATCCTTCTCCGCAAGGTCAGCTGTTTTATAGCACTCAGTTGACTGGATCTTCCAATCAGTCTCCCCTCCCACGATAGGGCCAGCCTTCCAGCGCCAGCCATCCCTAGCTAACCAGGTAAGTAGCTCTATTTCTTTGGTCATTAGTTATTTCCTTATGGCGTATTATCAGAACGGCAAACCTCATACCACAGCGAGGCAGGTCTTTTACTCATAGATATTGTATCATTCTGAGCAGGGTTCCAGTCCGCTGCTGCTGCGACATAGAAGTTTGAATTCTTCACTGTCGTGTTTCCATCGGTAAAGATAATAACTATACTTTCACCGGGCCTCCCGCCCGTAAAGTTACTGAGGTCTTGTGGTGACGAGTTAGTTAGTAATATTTGTTCAGCTCCCGCAACCCACGGGGTGGCCCCAGCGTTTGTTAGGGTACGGCTACCGTCCTCAATATAGAGCTTTGCATTTGTCACGCTTGCCGCACTTCCGGCAACATACTCTATCAGGCTTCCCGTAATGTCGGAGCTCAGGATGTTTGTAATCTCTACTTGCTGTGATCCCTCATAGATTGCGACTGCGACCTGAACTACGTAGGACCCTGACGAGTTGGCTGCTGAAACGTGAATGTTATCAAGCTTCAAGCCCTTAGTATAAGCCTCACCGCCGGTGCCGGTTAGGGTTACAGCCCTGAAGGTACCCGTAACGTCCCTCGCGTCAATGGTGATGTTCGAGATGGATAGTATGTCACACTGGTTGACCGTAATTGCCGAAGCCAGAGGTGTGGCCTGTTCTCGTATCGTACAATCGGATATCGTTACTGCTCCAGGCACACCATCCACAGCAGGATTTGCACTTGTTCCAATCCGCAGGGAGCCGTAATCGTTGACGCTGAATGTGCAGCCAGAGACTTCTATGTCGCGACAGATATTATCAGGGGCTAGCCCTTGGCTGTCTGTATCAATAGCAAGCGCACAGTCCGCATTGTCATGCAGTAGGCATGCTGAAATAACAACATTAGCGGTACGGGAAATTGACATCGCCCCGCGTATTGTCCCATCGCCCTTGCCGCAACCCACAACCTCACAGCCAGTAACCCTGGCATTCCTTCCTTCTGACACGTATATTCCATGGCGTTGGCAATCCTCGACATTGCAGTCCTTAATTGACACACCTGGAGCCTGTGATATTTGGATGCCGTAACCTACTCCACCAACGAAGCCGACAGCCCCAAGGATTGTGCAGTTAGTTATGATTACGCGATCCACAGTATCGCCACTACTTCTTCCGTCTGCTATTTTTATGCCAATGTTAGCCTGGTTGCAGTAGAGGTCTGAAATGATAACATCAGCAATGTCATCACCATCCACATTGCCGACTATAAGGGCGGCCTGCGCAAGCGTGCTGTCACTGTCCCGGTTTGTGTTATCCCCCTGGAAGACGCCACCCGCCCACCTTAGCCGACTAATGTCACCGTGAAATTGGAAGCCGGCATTGTCGCCGCTGAGGGTAAACCTTGCGATCCCTGCGTCAATAAAAAGGTCCTTATCTGTAGCTACAATCGCACTGTCAATGTAGTAGGATGAGGCCGCCGGCGGAAAGTAAATAGCCGACCCATCACTTGCGAAGGAAAATGCGTTAGTGATACTGGTTACGTCTGAGGTAGCGCCGTCCCCAACAATGCCCCACCAGTAAGGGTTAACCTTCATGATGTTGCTTGTACTTAGCACTGAACCACCAGTACTATTAAATAGCTGCCAGGAGCCAGCAATGATTGGTCCTAGTATAGTCAGGCTATTGGTGGACGTTGTTATGATGTTACCCTTAACAAACCGCAGGGCGATATTTGCTGGAACAATCAAGTTGCCGGTGAGGCTATCGTCTGTATCGATTATGAGGTTAACGTCGTTACTGGCGATACTTGCGATAGCATCAGCTAGGCTATTGTAGAGACTTAGCTGCTTCTCGCTAGTGTAGGCGACTGCCGTTAGGGTGCCGTCAAGGAAGTCCTGAAAGACATCATCAGGGTCAAGGCTGCTACTTACTGGCACCTTCACCGATCTATCGTTCTCTTCCCTGGTTTCCTGTACTAGCCTAGTGAGCTTATCGTAGGCATCCTCATGGTTCTTTGCCACCCATGGGGCCTGATTGTCGGGAGCAAATAGCTGGGTAGCTGGTAGGCTGTAGACAATGGTAATCTTCTCAGAGGAAGTATAGGAGGATACTGTCGTAACTGTGAAGTTGCCATTACTATCGATTGACACGCTATAATCGCTTGTCAACACTAGGTCGCTCTCGTTGCCACTAGCAGTGGTTAACACAACCCTTATCTCAGCGCTGGTGGTAATGGTTAGCGATCCGCCACTATAGGGACCTACACCTGCCCCTGCGTACGGGCCTGCTTTATTGTCTTCGGTTGGGACTGTCATTTGTGATACCTATTGTTCTATTTTCCTGAATTCTCTATAGGGCGGCAACAAGCTCTTCAGTAGCGCGTCTGCTGCTTTCTGGAAGTCCTCTTCTTCTAGCGTGGCAACTGCATTCATCATAGCGCCAACTGTTTTAGCATCTGAGATCAAACCATCCATTGCGGTGGTGCTGCCTCGGAAGCCCCGACCCCCGCCGGCCATACCGTCCGCTAGCGCAGCAAAGGCTGTACCAACCAGAATGTAACCACTAGCTGGGCCTGCCAGCATAGCAGCTATCCATGGGGCTACATCGTCCTCGTCTGGAGTATCACCATAGAAGGCGTTAATGGCCAGGTTCATGCCATAGTACATTGACGGTAGTACTACGTGGTTAAGGAGAACCACCTTAGCTGCTTCTGCCTGACGAACTTTATTGGTGGGCTGCGCAAACCACCTTGCTGCCGTAACAAACTCCTGCTCCAGATACTGCCTAGTAGTGTTGGTGAATATCGTCAAGACCCTACCTGGTGTGCCACCCCTGCGCTGCCATATGGCTTGATCCTTAATCTGGCTACTCTGCTGGGTAGCCTCGATGATCTCAAAGGTGCGGGATAACGCTTCCTTCTTGATGGCCTCCTCGGACAGGTTGCTATTCTCACGAAGGTCTGCTTGGAAGCCGCGATAAATTCCTTGGCCTATCCACATTGACGGGATGATGTCACCCCACTTGTTGAAAAACATTGCCCTCCTAAAGAAGGCCTGCATTCTGGTAGGTGTAATTGAGCCGATAGTCTGCCTAACCTCTTCGGTGTTACCTCTGCCCATACGCTCTTTAGCTAGGTCGCTATTAAGTATCTCCATCATGGCAGCCTTACCTTCAGCTGTGAAAGCGTTCGTCATGTAAGTGCCGAGCTCTGACAGCCCAATCTCAAACGCGAAGGCCGGAAAGCTCGTAAGCTGCTTTAGGCCGATGCGGTAGTTGTAGAAGAACTTACTGTAGGTGAAAAACTTTCTCAGACTCTCTACTGACTTGATGTCCATCTTGCCGTTATAGCCATCGTTGATTACGTCCTGTACTCCAGCCAGTAACTGGTCTAACGCCTTCTTGCCCAATGCATTGTCAATACTTTTCTGCAGTTCGCTCTCAGCGAATACGCCACGTAAATCTAGCCCTACGTCAGCAAAAGCTTTGTAGTGCTCATTCTGGGAGAGGCGTTGCAACCACATGTCAAGTATGGTAACATCCTCTGAAATAGGATTACCGTGGCGCTGCCTTTCGCGTAACGCCTGTGGCTGTATTACGGTAGCCTTATGGGTTTCAGGCAACCCGCCATGTCTTTCAACCTGGCCAGGTATGTAGAGCTCGTCTGGTGTAACTAGGGTTATGCCGGTAATGCGTTCATTAGTGGCATTGATGGAGGGCAACTCCTTCCGATACCACTCACGGAACCAGTTAAGCAGAGCCTTGTCAGCTTCCGATAGCTCTCCCTTCATAGCTGCAATATCATAGGACTTAGCCTGCTCTTGATAGTCTTGCTGTTCAGCCATACCGATGATCTGCATGAGGTGGAGCTTGGAAAGGTTGTCACCTTTGCGGCTATATTGGCTGTACTCTTTGCGGGCTTTATTGAGGTCTGCCAGCGCGGCCTCTGACTTGCTATCATACATCTCCCCTAGGGCCCCCATAAAAGCCTCATGCCCACCGAACTCTGCCAGCCTTTGCTGCTGGGAAGCTCTATTGACATCCCTAAGTAGCTTGGCCAATCTCTCGTTAGCAACCTTCTCTTCTACCTCAGTCTCAGCACCCTGAGTCAGTAGCTTGAACCAACTGCGTAAGCCGAGAGCTGCACCAATGAAAGAGTTAGTAGCCTTCTTGAAATCCCCGGCACGTAATGTACCAACGCCAGTCTTGATGTCACCCCTAATGTCTCGTAGACGGGATGCCCTCTCTTCTGCTACAGTAGTAACTTCCTGCTTGCCGGTTTCGATAGTCTTCTCCATCGCGTCCACTGCTGCTGCTACTTCGGCAACTTCGCGACTGGAGAGTGAGGCGTTCTGCTGCATGTTACTGGAAAGTAGTAACGCCTGGTCTTGGAGCTCCATGGCTTTATAGTCTTTAGCCTGAGGGATAGTGGCGTAGAGGTCCTTAAAGAGTGCAATCGTTTTCTCACTATCTTCTGCCCACCCTTCGTTTAGGAAGTCGTTGAGGTTATTGACAAACCTTTCGGCGGTCTCAGCTTTTAGGGTTGATACCCTATTAGCTATGCGAATCCACGACTGGGTAGATGCTGGCATCTTTCGCTTCCCAACTTCCAATCTCTTCTTGACGGGACCCTTAAATGGTTTGGTAAGCTTCTTGAAGTCTTCCCGTAGCTGGCGATTGGTTTGAGTTACCTTGCCTCCATCAATCTTGCTAGCGATCTTATTGACGTTCCTGTCAATAGCATCCATGCGGGTGAGGGTCCTTAACTTCTCGGTAGCTGCTATGATGCTAGCCCTGGTTGGCCCCCACGTAAGCTTCTTTGATTGGGATGCAAGTATGGAGGCCATCGTCTGGCGGTAGGTAGCCTTAAAAATAGGATCGCTCTCGTACCTTACCTTCCTGTCAGTGAATACCCCCTCCTTGACAAGCTGCTTTCTAATAGCTTCCTTAATAGGACCTCTAATGGCTTCTATGCCTACCTGGATGTCTTTACTGGCGAATGCGGCATTAACATCAACTCCGCTATTGGAGAGCTCGGAGGGCGTTAAGGAGGACCTGCTTTTTACTGCGTTACTCTTCTCGGTGGCTACCCGCTTAGCTATAGTAGCCTTAGCAGCTTTAGCTACGGACGCAGCTTCACCCTGTAGCCTGCCTTCCTCAAAGCCAGCCTCAAAGATCTCATCCATGATAGCGTCAAACTTAGTATCCACTTCGGCTTCTGTGGAGGGTTGGACTCCCTCACCTGCACGCCTAGCAAAGCGGGCCTCAGTGGTAGCAGCTGGGGTGGCGGCCTTCGCTAACCCTTCCTTCTCTACTGACTGCAAGATGCTGCGAACCGACTGAAAGCCTTTACTACTAACAAAGTTCTTAATCTTCTCAAAGAAGTCCTTAGCCTTACCCCATAGGGATAGCTCTTGCTGGGACAGTACTGCACCAGCGTCAGCTAACACTTCTTGGGTACGAGCGTCCCCTTCAAGCGCTTCATAAATTGAGGTATCGATACCAGCTTTAGCTAGCTCGGATACCAGCTTCTCGGTTGCGGAATTCAGAACCTCCTGCTGACCTTCTGATAAAATATCAGTATCTTCCATGAACTTATGGAAAGCTTCATGCCTTACCAGAGTAGCCGGGTCCTGGAAGCTATTGAGAACCTCGACGGTGTTATCAACCAACTGGGCTACCTTGTTGGGGTCACCCTCTACGTTGGTGAGCTTGTCAACGAATGCCACAACATCAAAGCCTGCGGCCTCACCAATCTGGGCAGCAGCTTCTTGGAGCTCTACTGGGGCTGCCTCGGATACCTTACCAAGTTCTGCCTTAGCTACCTCCTTGCGGGCAGTAACCTCTTCTTCGACTGCGGCCATGTTGTCAGACAGGAACTCGAAGGCCTCATCTACATTCTCTACCATATTGTCTTCCAATACAGCCTTCTTAGCCTTCTCGCTCTTAGCAGCTCTGAAGTCTGTCATGACCTCAGCCCTGGCCCTATCCTCATTCTCCGACAACACATCTGACATGCGTTTTTCAGTACCGGAGATGTCTGACATAATCTTCTCGTAATCCATGGGGACTACATCATTAATCTTACCACGAACCTCATCAGTTAGAGGCTCCCGGTTGTTGCGATCCCTAATGGAACCAGATGCAGCACCAATCACACCCATAACAGTTAGCGTAGGTAAGGACTGCTCGATGGTCTCTAGGATGGTTGCATTCATGGCCTGGATATCAAGCTCACCCATCCCTACTTGCCTAGCACTCTCTTCTACTGCACTCTGCATTATTTCTTCAAACATCTCGGTAGTAATGTTTGTGCCGACCCTGCCGGCGAATGCGGTAACCATATTCTTTGTTAGGAGCCTACTGAACGGTAGTGTGTTTTTACCTAGCACGATATCCATCTGCAGCTTCTCGATTGCAGTATTAAGGATGCCAACACCAAGCCCTAGCGGTGCTGCTACTTCAGGGTTCATCCCGTCACTAATGAACTGTCTTTCTGCCTCATCTGCCATATAGGAAGTAATAAGGACTGGGCCTATTTGCTCACGCAGGCCAGGGACACCCAATGCGATGATTAGTGGTGCATTCTCAAAGGTACCAACAATCCCCTTAGCGAGGAAACCCCTCTCGGAGAACTTCCGATTATCAAGGCTTTCCAGTAACACGTCATCTTTTTTCATCTCGTCAAGCGCAAGCTGTACCTGACCAGCTTCCTCAGGTCGAAAGAGAGCCTCAACGCCAAAGCCAAGATCAGCACCACGCTGGAAGAAAAAGCGCCACCCACCCTTGCCGATTGTCGCTGCGGATCGAAACAATTTAATGGCTGATTCGGCCATCACCCCACTGTCTGACGTGTTCTTTAGTAACCAAGCCAGCTTGGTAGCCATGGGCTTCTCTTGCTGTGGTAACATACTAAACCACGTAGCATCAACCTCATCAGCGTTCGCGGAAGCTTTTGCCCAACTGATAGAGTCTCCCGACAGTGAGGATTCTAGTAAAGTCTTATAGCGGAAAAAGTCTTTCTGCAGGAGGGAGAACTTATATTTGTCCCTCACGGTAGCCTCTGCGGTTTCCCTAATAGCAGCTTCCTCTTCCACTATCTCAGCCTGCTGGGAGGGGCGACTAGGTAAAACTAGCTTACCAATCGATTCAGCATCAATCTCACCAACGGGATCAGTGAACCAAGCAGCCATGTCTGGATCAACATTCTTTAAGGCTTCCGTCAACTCAGGAGGGACCTGACCAAGCGCAGGAGGCTTACCTGGTGTTAACTCCTTTAAGACTGATTCCTCAAAGAAGGATACTGCTTCAGTAAGTTTACTGCCAACTGGCTCAGCCTTCCTGGCCTCTGCTAGCTGCTGCTCGGGGTCGAGCTTAATAAGCTTCTCATAGTCGGATAACACATCCTGATGCCTGCCTGGGTCGAGGAGGTTCTGCAGCTTCTTAATTAGGGTGCGAGGCTCTTGGGGACTACCAAACGTAGCTTTACCGTCATCGTCCCTAATGCCCCATAGGCTTTCCTGCGCTAGGCTGGCCAACCCAAATGCGTATTGCTCATCAATGCTATCAGGGTTTACGTTTCTTAGCTCCTTAAATAGGGCAGCATTGTTGGGCTTATTGATTGCCGGCTGCGGTGCTATGCCTCTGCTGACCGCCTCCTCGTAAAGGGGTTTCTTGTCGTCAGGAAGAATGCCTCGACGGTTAGCCTCTTCAAAGAGTGCCCAATTAGGTTGTAATGGTTCTGCCATGTTGAAAGTACTTCCTACTGTAGAGCTTTGAGGATTTCTTCGTCCGAGAGTTTCTTAACGTCGGTCTGCCGGCTGGGGCTAATTCTAATGGTAGGTGCTAATGATCTACGGCTTTGCAGTGACCTTTGGACTCTGCCACGAGCTGGTGCGGAGCGTAGCTCCTTCATTCTCTTGACTGCTTGCTGGCGGGCTTCACCCTCTAAAGAGTTTAGGAAGATGTTTTCAAATTGCTGTTCTGCATCGCGGGGGGTGGTAGCGGGGTTATTGCAAATAGCAAAGTAACTATTGATGCCGTTAGATAGGTCTTCCTGGACTAAGTCTCTTTCAAAGAATGCCCCTGGAGCCTTCGGTATCTCCACTTTCTTGTCAATCATTTTCTGCAACTTAGCTACATTCTTCCGGTAGATACGAAGGTTTTCCTCTTTACCCTTACCTTGCGACTGTTGGACCGCTTTTGCCCAGTCGTTAGTATTTAGTGCGCCAGCGTCCATGAAGTTATCAGCTAGTTCCCTAACCTCATCAGGGGAGGCTCCAGTAGCAATAGCCTCATTGATAGATCGCGAAGCTGCAGGGTCACTGAAGCTGGTCATTGCTTTAATGGCTGACTCTACCTTCTTACCTATGGTAGGGCTAATACTGAAGCCGTCTTTAATAGCCTGCCTTCTGCCGACGAAGTCGTCTGCCGGTAATGATAATGCATTATCAATAAGCTCCTGAGTTGTGGAGTTCTCCGCATCCTTCTCGCGCTTAGCGAAGGTGCCCCAGGCTGCGCGGGTATCGCCGAGGTATTCGTCAAGCAGTGGGTCGTCCTTGTAGTTCTTCCTGAGAAAGGATTCCGCGTCAGCCAATGATTTAGCTTCGGGGTGCGTACCACCCATAGGGGTAAATCTATTGATGGTGTCCACCATGACCTCATTGCTGCGAACCTTAGCGGCTGTGCCAGCTGCGCGGTTGCGAAGCTTACCAACGATGGACTGGTCAAGGAATCTCTTATTACCCTTAATGAAGCCTTCTACTTCTTCAGGGCTAGCGCCAAAGTCTTCATCGGAAATCATCCTTTCCGTCATGCCCCGCATAATGGTGCCGAGCGTCTTTTCGGTCTCCACCTCTAACTCAGCCTGGCTCCAACCTTGGCGGGCAGCTTCCTGCTCTAGTAGTAACCCAACCTGGGATACCCCTTCCTGTAGAAACTGTGAGCCCGGTCCAAAGATATTGTTGGCGTTACTGTTGGTTACAATGTCCCCGACAGTTCTGTTGAGCCTTGCCGCATGCTGCTCATTGAGAGTTCTGTTAACCTCATTGAATTCGAAGTTAGCTGCGTTAGCTACCGAAGAGTTTTTCTTAAAACCTATGCGCTGCGTGAAGGCTGCAGTTTGCTCGGTTGTCATGTCCTTGGTCAGCTGCTGGATCAGCGTATCTGAAAGCTGGGCAGTACGTTGGGATAGGCCTACGGCAGCAGTGCCCCTCTGATTCATTATGCCCGTCTCAGGATTATGGAGGCCATCTTTCAGTAGCTTATCGTAGTCTAGCTCAGCCCGTTGTAATGCTACTTCCTGTCGCTGTGCTGCTACAGCTGCAAATACGTCGAAGGTTTTTCCCGCCTGTTGCGTGGCTACTGCGGAGGCACCCCCACCAAACGCCTCTGCTGGTCGCTGTAGGGATACGGCAGGTAAGCCTGTGGCTGCTGCTACTGGCGTAGTTGGATCTAGTCTGCGTGGGGGCATCTTAGTGACTCCTATAGAAATGCTGGTGCGATGTTGGCTGCAGTAGAGGCGAATGCGCCAATGTTAGCAGCCCTCTTAGCTTGCTTTGAGGCGGAGCGAAAGTTCTTGGCTTGCAGTAGTAGGCTCTTCTCTTTGATGCCTAGGGAATGTTGCTGGATATCTGACTGCGTCTTAGTAGCCTGCCGGCGTCTTTCGGTGGAGGCTGCTAGGGCTTGCTCAAAGGAAGCTGCCTCACCTACGTCTAACTGTACATTACCAGCTGCAAAGGATGTGCGGGCAGCACCCCTCTCCTGGGCTGCGGCTAACCCGATGTTAGCCATCTCTACGGAAGATAGGTCTCTACCAATAGCTGCTTGCGTCCTTACTAGCGCAGCGTTCGTGGTAGCTTCTGCAGCAGATGTGGCTAGTTGACCTACTCGGCTATAAGACTGCTGCGCTGAGGCAACGCTTTGTAGGCCACTGCCGATGCCGCCAAACAGTGCTGCAAAATTGAGGTCCTGATACCAGGGCTTAGCGCCGGCTGTACTAATCGTAGTAGGGTCTGGTCCGAGAGTTCCTGAGAAAGGCATTACTTACCCTCCTTGATTATGGTATCTACTTTGCCTTCTATGCGCTTTAGGGCGTCTTTAACCCACACTTGGGACTCTGCCTGCGTATTGGCCTTATCAAGCGCCTCAGAGGCCTTATCAGAGGCCTTACCTACTTCTGCTACTACTGTCACTACAATGCCCGTCATGATAACAATAGCCCACATGGTAGCTTTACTGTAGGCGCAGGGTGGTTTATGGTTCATCTTTCTTAATCCTCCTCGACAACAATTGACGCAACCAGTTTTTTAAGCGTATTCTGAACCGCACGCTGAAGCAGCTCATTCGACAACTCAAGCGGATAGACTTCGCCACTACGCGCCATGCCAGACACTGCGCAATCAGCAATCATCTCTTGCACATCGAACAGGTCAACGTTATCCGGAACGCCCTCGGCAACATTCAAGTGATGCCGGTTTTCACGCAAATGCTTCTGATACCACTCACCGTCGACGAATGGCCGTTCGTTTGCAGCTTGGAAGTCGCGATGAAACCCGTCAATATCATCAATCTTGTCGTGGTCGTGGGGATAAGAAAGTCCACCAGTAGCCAAAAAGAAGAACTGAGTCCTTAGCTCTAATCGGCCATTCATCCAAGCTAAAGCTTTTTCAACGTCCTTCTGGTGAAGCTTGCTAGACTCCAGTAACTGCTCCTTTGTTACCGTCTTCGGGTCACATGTTCGAGTGTCAGCGGTGGGCGACTTCTTGATGTGGATCTTTTGAGATTCGAATCCAGGTGCAATGTTATGCTTCGTCTTCATCAGAATCTACCTTGTGGATGTTGTGTTTATCAGTAAAGAAAGCTATAGTGAATAGCATGACGCCAAGCCCTATGATGTAGGTGACTTTCTCGCAAACAGAAAGCCCCTCTCCCGGTTCCTCCACATCACCCATCCAATCACCCCCAATAAAGGGACACATAAAAACATTGCTATCAATAGATAGGTTGTTGCTATAAGCCACACTGCTGCCAGTATTGCTGCTGCTATCGCTACTAACGCTACTGTCCCGGTCTTCTTTTGGATGGCTATGCTTTGGATTACGAGTGTAGCGGCGAAGGCTAAAATTGCGACCGGGAGCGCGAAGTATAGCACCCACTTGGCGGGCCTTCTTATTGTTGCCTTTGTGGCTGCTGCTGCGGACTGTAGGGGCGTTACCTTTCGGTAAACTTCCACCCCGCAGAACTTTTTTGCAACCACCTCAGCAGTAGCTGTTGCCCTTTTGGTTACCACTTCTTGCCCATCCTTTAACCTTTTTACAGTATAGCGACTAGTGCTGCAGCCCAACGGTAGCATCATGACTACCATAATAACCATTATTCGACTTTTAAAAGTCATTTTCTGTACTCCACAAAGATAAACCCATGTTCCTCGTCTGGGAAGACTACCTTATTAGTGATAGTGAACCCCAGAAACCGCAACCACCTGATTGCGGCACTATATCTCTCATCTACAATATTACCCAATACTGGTCGAATCTGCAGCATCTCGGCTACTGCCTTACGGCTTTCCCTGAAGAAGGCATGCCTCCACTTGAATATATCTGGCGTACCCAGCATCCAGGGGCAGCCCAGTTGGTCATTACCTTCATAGCAACATAGCCCCCACATGGCAGCCGGCTTACCACACCAGTAAGCTGCCTTGCGGTACTGAGGTGAAGCATTAAAGGACTCCAGCAATGCTTCCTCGCAGCTGTCATGGGTGACTACCACCTCCGCCCTGTCGGCCTCCCGAAGGTTGGCTGCCAGGTATGGTATGTCTGTTAGTGAAGCATCAGAAAAGGTCAACATAAGAAAGACAAATCCTCATCAGTTATTGGGAAGTGGTGCAGTTATGTCTAGTCGCCAACATCAAATTCATGCACTAATGCTAGTATGTTTATTGGTAGAGGGTCGGGCTGGGTGATTCTAACGAAGCCATCGTAATCCCAAACACCAGCAACATCACTTCTAATGTCACCAGTAAAAAGAGATACTGCCGAGCTATAAGGCTCACCAATTCGGAAGGGCTCGTCAAACTGGTCACCACCAATCTGCTCAATACTGTAGCCACGACTTTCGTCTAGCCTAACAGTAACATAGCGTATGCTTTTGAGGCGACCCTGTAATGTACCACCCGATGGCGGCTCTATCCGTAAGGTCTCTAACACCGCCTCATAGGGCAAGCCGATATGGGCCGTAACTGCGCGGTTGTCGATGGTAACAGACCCACCACTAACGGTCTTGCCGCTAATGACGGAAGCGTCAGCCAGGATAGCAACTTTCTCACCTTCCAGGTGGTCAAGCCCTGAAAAGGTAGTTACACCTAACCTTGCGGCACCACCACTCTCATAGCTACCATATAATACACCATCAATGTTACTATCGTCATCTGGGTTAGTAAGCGCAAAGGTATTGGTATTCGAGCTAACAACCTTGAACCAGACATTGTTAAGCTCCGCCATGCCGACTACGTCTTTAATGTATATCCAGTCACCATTGGAGAAGCCGTGTGAGGCAGCGGTTACTACTACGGGGTTAGCGTTGGTGGTATTCGTGATCGTGAGGGGAAGGTCGTAGGTAACGCCAGTATCAACGAAGAACATATCATACTGGTCATCACCCCAGTTCCTGCTTTTCAGCTTCTCAAGGTATCTCACCACTGTACCATTAATGGTACGCCTAGTAAGGAAGTACACCTCATCATCACCTTCGGAAGTGATGACTGCCACTGACTCGATAAAGCCTTCAGTCTCAAACCTACTCCAGCACCATACTGATTGCTCCTTCAGGAACGTCATCATACGCATGGTACCATCTTCCATGACTACCCAGAGGGTTCTGTTGGGAGACTCCTGGAAGGCCATCTCCTTGATCTTACTGTCCTTGAAAAGGTGGGGAGCCAATACCGTAAGGTCGATACCGTTATAGCTACCAATACCAATGACTTCCTGGATCTGCAGCATATAGGTTAGGTCTACGACATGCTTACCATCTCGGGATACGTAGAGGATGGTGGTGCCGGCCCTAACTGGCCTGACGTCGTTAGCCCCAACATTGCTGCGGTGGCTATAACCGAAGGTTGAGGGGGTTAAGGCATCAACGTTCCTACCCTTAGCCATTAGCCAAGCGTTGCTTTCGGTAAGGATCACTAAATCTTGCTGACCTACGATGTGCCTAATTTCTTCCATTTCTCCACTATATAGGGGAGCATTAACAATAGCATCACTGTCATTGAAGCCTGAAGATGAGAAGTTTGTGAGTTGGTTGGTGACGGATGCCCAAGTGGACTGGGGATCGTTGTTAGTGCGGGAGAACATCAGGCGCTGCTCATAGAGACCAGTAGCCCCAGGGTAGTTATCGGCACCCTCAAAGACATCATTATCCTCTATTGGTGCATTCTCTGTGGCAGGTAAGATGTTGTCATCAAGGAACCATGGGTGCTTGGTAGTACCAATAAAACCGTAGTAACCGTTTACGCTTTTATAGATATTGTAAGATGCCGTAGTTGTGGGCTTGTAGGAAACATGAGCCACATTAGGGTCACCACTAAAGATATCTCTGACATATATTGTGTTATACCCAAGACTGTCGTTGTCACCCCAGGCCCACTCGCCCGCAGCTAAGGACCCTATAGTGCCATCCACAAACTCGCGCGGAGTGATCCAGCTTGTCCACCTTTCCCATACTTCAGAAGGTAGCAACAAAGAAGGGTCACCGCCGGCAGTCAGTTCACAGTACCATTCGTTCGTACCACTACCGGATGCAGTGAATTTCGTAGCCGTATACGGCGATGGACCACTAAGTACGTTTGGCCTAATAAAGACGAACTGCGATACTTTCCAGTCGCCATCCCATCCGAGTCGCACGGGATCAGTAGGTAAAGACTCTTCGCCAGTTGTACTGTCATTGACAGAGACTTTATAATAAAGCTGTTGGCTGCCTGCGGTCAACCCATCTGCTAACCCAACGGGCTCAGGTGGTACCGCAGAAGGGGAAAAGGCTAATGTACTAAAGGCCCACTCATCGTCAGCAGTCCTGACAAGCTTCTGCGGTGGGTAATCCTTATGGGCAAGGAAGAGAGTGTCAAAGCTCTGCGTAAAGCGTAGCTGGGAAAGGTCTGCAGCACTGTATGGGCTAGTGAACTCAGCAATCACTTGCAGGTAGCCATCGGGCTTACTGTCAGGGTCGCTACTGTCAGATATGCGGCAATAGATAGTGGAAAAGCCCAAGCTATCATTATCGCCCCACCCCCATGTGGAAGCTATTAGCGAACCTGGGGTGGCTTCGGGGATCTCACTACCATCCTCATAGAGGTGGGTAGGCCTTACGCGAGGATATTCACCACCACCTGCAGCCTCCAGGTAATACTCATCACTACCCCCTCCAGACAGGGTCCACTGAAAGGTGCCACTTTCCACAATATTTGTAAGAACCAATCCGCCATCTTTTAGTACCCTTAATCTGAGGTCTGTGAATGCTAATACATAGGACTGCAATGTAGAAAACTTGAAGGTGATTAGCCTGCCCGTGCCAAGGCTGTCTTCGATGTACTCTAGGCCAGGTCGGTTTGCTGCACCACCATGTGGCTGTACAATAAAGTTCTTCAGTAGCTTAGCGGCAGACTGATACTTAGATAGGTCACTTCTGCCAAACAGGGATGGGGAGAACTCGCCACCTATAAATGAGTTTTGGAATGCAGTACTAGTCATTAGGAAGTTACGCCTTTTCTAGCGTTAAGGAATGCCTGGTACCTAGTCTCTTTCTTCCTATTGCTGCTACTGTCAGATGCCCTCGCACCAGCCACAGCGTTCCAGTACTTCTGCCAGTTAAGCTGCTCTAAGTCAGCCTTACCGGTAATACCAAGTGCCACTTCGGCTGCGAGCCTATAGGAGAAAGCGTTAACGAACTGGCTAGAGAACTTAGTAGTATCTTCCAGGTTGTAGAGATACTTGATGTTGACTTCTGACAGGTCACAAAAAAGCCGGTCACCCATGATCTCGTATTCTGTAATGTCAAGTTGGTTAGTGAGCTTCAGTAACCTAAGAAAATCGTTAGGGAGCTGAAATGCGTAGCCCCACTCTTCTGGCTCCACAGCTGCCAACAGGTTAAGGTTGCCAGTCTTAATGGCAAAGTTCCAGGGGTAGGCCTCTAAAGCCTCTTGCCGGCAGGGGTCGTAGGCCACGTTAAGAGCAGTAGCGGCTGCTGACGATTCCGTGAGTGCGCCTATCTTCTTTCGCTGGCCTATGGCGAATAGCGCCTTGTTGGCAATATCAGTGCTGCTAAACATTTACAGTGCTCCGTAATTAGGGAAATATTTCCCAGGAAAAGGGGAAACGGGAGAGGCCCTAAGACCCCTCCCGACAGGTTAGATCTCTGTGTGGAGACCTTCCTTGTATATAACCTCCGCAAGCTGGCTCTCTTTCAGCCCTTGGAAGAATTTAACATCATGCTTCTTCAGTAGTGCGCGCATGCCTTTAGCATCAAGCCCCTCCATGATGGCAGCCTTAGCGGTAGCCACCGGATCGGTAGCAGCCTCAATCTTGCTGTCATCTACTCCTAGAATGAGAGACATAGCTTCCGTCTTGGCGAAGCGGGTAGTAATAACCTTACCCTTATCGTCAAGGCCTTTAGTATCACGCAACCCATTTTCTTTTACTAGCAACTCAGCAAGAATAGCAAGCCTGAACTTATCGCCCTTGTGATGTTTGTCTGGGTTAATGACTTGGTCTTCGCGATCCTTCTGGGCCTGGTTATCGACTGGCACGAAAGATGGTCCAACGATTTCGCCCTTGGGGACTGTGAGCTCACAATCTGCGGGGAAGTATTGGTGCTTGTAGTTACCATCTTTAGCGGTTACGGGCCAAGTGCAGGGCACTACTGATTTATAGAGAGCTGTGGAAGGCATAATGTATTATCCTACTTGTTGTTTTGTGGTACTGCGTTAACTACGTGTGCGTCCAAACTACCCGTCGAGGGGCTGCCAACAACAACGTAATTAAGGCGAATGTAGCGAGAAAGGTTGAGACCCTTCAAGTTCATTCGGAATACCTCAGCGCCAGCCCCGAGGGCAGCAACCAAGATGGCGGGACCAGTCCAACTGTCGTCGGCTGAGCCGAAGGCTTCGTCGTTGTCAGTCTGGAGAACTACCTGTACAGAAGTACCGCCTGTATAGGCAGCTTGTACGGTAACATCTACATACTGGTCACTGCCACCGATAGGGGACCGCTTACCAAAGGTAGCAGCACCCAGATCGATGACGTTAGTGGAAGCTGCCGTAGCGAGAACTTCCTGGGCAGAACTAAGGATATTTTGTGCATCAAGAATCATTATCAGTACTCCTTTAGATGTCCGACTGGAACGTACCAGTTACGGTCGCTTCAGCGTTAGTGATTGCTTCGTGCATGAGGACGGGGTAGCCACGGAACTTATTAATCGGATTACCGAACGCGTCTTCCGTCTTGGTCCAATCACGCTGCGAGCTATTGAAGGTCTGGATATCCAACCAAGCATGGACAGTGCGGTTGACCAGGAATACGGAAGGTCCCATATTCTTCTTAGCATTCAGGTGGATGCTACGGATCATGAGCTCGTCAAGGTCAGCGGCGCTAGTATCGGCTACCAGAGCGCTCTTGTCGATGTTACAGATACGGACGATGGCTTGAGGGTCCTTAACAGCCAGACCTACATTCCATTCCCACTTGGTACGATGTACGAGGTAGGGATTACTAGAAGCATCATCCACCCACTGCTCACCTTCCCAAGCCTTACGGAGCCCAGCCTTAGTGCCCTTACCGTAAAGGCCAGTCATCAGGTCTTCACCCAGCGTAGCAAACAGGATAGAGGTATTATCACTACCGCTACCACCACCACTAATCATCTGGTAACCATAGGTACCGCGAGTCGTACTGGGAGTATCAAGACGAGTAAAGGTACCATCAAACTTCTCAGGCGTAATGCCGTGATCAGCATAGATGAGGTCTGTAGCGAGCTGCTGGTTCATGGCTTCCGTAAACTTCAAGGCTTCATTAGCCAAGTAGCCAGGCTTCCAACCATTGATTTCCAACAGACGAGCATCAACGTCCTGGACACCCTCGATCTTAGCAACAGCATCCATGCACTGTTGGTTGCGACCTTTACTCTTGGCAGTACCAGAGTTGAGGATAGCGTAGGAAACAGACGCTAGGGCCGTAGTCTGCGTATATTGTTCACCAGTCTCTTTATTAGTCTCCTTGAAGGGGAGATATTGGAGAAGCTGATTCATGCGAGAAAGACGGTCGATGATCTTTCGTTCAATAGAACCATCTGGAGCGGTTTGCTTAATCAAGTCGTCAAGCGTTACAGCAGTACCTGCGAGAGTACTCATTGTTATTACCTCTTGTTACAATTAAAGGTAGCTTAGAAGCTGCCTTCGTATTTCTGTCTCATGGTGGTTAGGCCAGGCCATTCGTCCTGAGCCTGGGGAGCGGACTTGCTAGTAATAGCATTATCCTCTTTAGTGAGATTCCCTATCCACGTTAGGCCTGCCATGAAAGCGGGGTTGTCACCCAGAAAACTCATATCCTCGGATACTAACTTCTGGAACGACTCAGGCATCTGTTTCAATGCGTCCAGCGCGATTATGGCATTCTCTTTGTAGTTAGGGTCGCCGGTTAGTTCTTTTTTCCACTCAGCCTGCGTATCTGCTAGCAACTTCTCACTAGCCTCCTGCCGCTTTGCGTCAATCTCCATCTGGAGATTAATGAACCCTTGGGCCTTCTCTTGGCTCAGGTCACCCTCTTTAGCAAGACCCTTGAACTTGTCAATGATGTCGCTATCGAGAGCCTGCCCCTCTGGCACGGTGAAGTCTTCATAAGACTCAGGTGCTGTGGAGCTCTTATCTTGCGATTCCTTTTCGGCCTCCTGTAGTACTGTTCCATCTTTAGGTTCGGTACTGGCATCACCCTCTTCGGGTGTGGAAGCTTCTGGTGGGGCTGCCTCAGTTGAGGCTTCCTCCAGAATCGTCGCTTCCTTCTCGCCTGGCGTTGCCACTTCGGTGGTACCCTGTGTAGCTGCTGCTTCTTCTGGCATGAAGGTTAATCCTCTTTTTTCTTTTCTTCTTCAGACAAGTATTGGCTATACTCGATCTCTTGGTAAAGTGGGAAGTTAGCCATTCGCATGGCTGCTATTACTTCAATAGCTACGTCTCGCCTGCCGGCCTTATAGGCCATGGTGCTGTTAGCCTCAAATAACTTATTGAAAGGTGCGCCCCTGCCGACTATCCACCATAGGACCCTTTTGCCGGCATCAGTCTTCATGACTGCCTCGAAGTCACTGGATAGCTCTCTTTGCTTTCGTAGGGCTACTGCCTTATTGCGCTCGCGCTCTGCTTCTTGTTGGTCGTGGTATCTAGCCATATTAAGTCAAAGGCCTCCCTAGGAGTGCGTCCAGGACGCTGTTGTTACCCACCTGTGCTTTAGACATAGTTTCAGCGCCCTGTGCCGCAGCATTCATCATCTCCATCTGCTGGGCCATAGCTTCCTGTTGGGCCTTCTGCTCCCTAATGGCTGCCACAATGGCGGGGTCCTTGATGTGGGAAGCAGGTGCGCCGATCAGGTCGTTATAGTCGATGACAGCCTTATCAAAGTCGAAGTTGTCGAGAACGCCAGGAGCGATAGCTGCTACCTGTACGGCAAACCCTAGTGACGACTCGATAGAGCGTACCGTTGCAGCCTTCTGGGCCTGCGCTAGTAGTGAGATGTGCTCAATCTTAATGTTATCGATGTCCAGGTCAGGGGGCGGCTCAGGAAGTAGGCCTTGCCTTGCCATGATCCAGAATGTGCGATCAATGAGGGGCTCAATAAATTCATCGGTAATGCGCTGGAAGACGGGAGCTAACATCATCAGCTTCTCAGACTGCAGCTCCATCACTTCGGTGGCAGTCATTCTCTCGGTCTTACGACCTACCAGCAAAAAGAAGTCATTAAAGAAGGCTTCCCTGATGGAGGCTTGGACTTCCTGAATGTCAGCGGATACGGAGGCCACATCAAAGTTAACGTCATAGAGCTGCTGAATAGAGGCCCTATTGCCGGCTACGCCTTGCGTATATGACACACCACCTGGGAAGGTATCTAGTACGGCACTCTCGTCTTCCGACAGGAGGGGCGGGTTGGTCTTCTTATCTAACGCAATGAGCTTTTGCTCCTGTTCCTTCTGCAGCATTCTCACGTTGCCGAGGGATACCATACCAGGGCATTCCTTGCCATAAACATCGTTGCTAACGATATCCCAACGTGGCGCCAGGATTGGGTCTTCGCTGTAACCCCTAACACCTAGCAGCCCCTCGTTAACGCCGGCATCCTTCACGTAGTAGACCGACAGCCAGGGCCTGCCTAAGATGTCCTTGACGGGCACATCCTTACTAGCTGGCATAATGACATGCCGAACTTGGAAGGCTTTATTGAAGGTCTTATCACCCTTTGCTGCTTCCACTACAACGGGCGGGCAATTATCCTCACCGAACTGTTGGATAATATTCTCAGCAGTCATGTAGATGTTTCTGAAAGCTTTCTGGATACGGCCTCTGGGATCGTCCAGTAAGTAGTACTCACCAACCGTGAAAGACTTAATATTAATAGTCTCGATAGGGTCAGTCTCCAGGAAGCTGCAATGCGTCCCAAACCCTAGGAGTTCCTTGTATATGCCAGGCAACACCTTATATAGATTGCTGCGATTAAATACGCCCCTAATGCTTTCGGTTACCATGTCATACCACACGAGGTGGGAGCGTGGCACGCCATCCATAGGGCCTTCTGGTCCCATCTTAAACCATGGCCTAGTCTGGCTTGTCATCCCTTCCATCATGCCATTACTGGCGATACCCATTGCTCTCTCAGGAACGTCATCAATAATGGAAGCTCTACTCCATTCACCCTGGTTATATTCAGTGTCAGGGCTATTGGAGGTATTAAGATTGCGGCCACGATCTGGTAATAGATACTCTTTGATCTGCAACCATTGTGCGTCCCAACCGTCAGACATGCGCTGACTTTCGAGGCGATTGCCTTCGATGTCGAGGCGCTGCCTAAATTTTACTATCTCTGCTGGGACTTTCCTAGCCATTGTTACGCTCCCAAAGTTTGCTTCTTAGCTGTGGCTCCACCACCCTGGACGCCTAGGCTACCAGTCTGCTTGGTACCACCTACCCCGAACTGCCGCAACGCACGGCGTCTTGCTTCGTCTTTAGAGGCTGATACATTGCCGCTAATGTCCCTAGCCGCCTGTGGTCGGTTTCTTTCGGCTTCTGCTGCTAAAGATGCGCCCTGCTTTCTGGCTTTCCTAGCTTCCTTCTTTTGCCCCCTAGCGATTGACGCTGAGCCTGCTGTGGAAATAAGCGACGAAACGATTGGTCCTACTGCTGCACCCATTATGGTCTCACTCTTGCTTTGTTATTAAATGCACTTTGCCGCTGAAGCGGATGATAGTCATTGCGACGGTTCCTGGCTACCATGGAAGCTCTGTGGAGTGACCGGTCTGTGCGATCCTGTTCGGTTACTACCTTATGGGAGAAGGTTAACGCTAACGCATCCCCCAGGTCTGGCGATCTACCAGTTAGTTCCTTGATGCGTTCCTTGCTCCAAAGCTTAATAAGCCTACCACCGCTACCATACTCGTAGCGGACGCTAGTGAGGTCATGACAAAGTCTTTCGTTGTTAGGTAGGCTACCGCCCTCCCTCACCCAGTCACACATCTTAAACCACATCTCAGCACGCTTGTTTTGGTAGCGGCCATTATCCTGGGCACTACCACCAAAGGGTACCTCAATGACGGAGTGGCCTAATTGCCGTAACCTGTCGATTACGCCCTCACCTCTACCTGCATCAATGAAGACCGCGTCAGGCCCCCACTCTACGATGTGGCGAGCCACTACGTTAGCGAACTCCATGTTATTGATGCTGCCAATAACGATTGGCTCATGGCAGAAGATGCCTTGTCTCTTAACAATGCAGCAGTTATCGTTGCCAAACCTGGCTACGTCTACGCCCATAATTTTAGGGCCTAACTCAAAGGTGCCTTTCGTTACTACCTTCTTTCTGGCAGCAGTAACATCAGATGGTGCTATAACAGCGTCATCCACCTGTGCTTCAAAATCTACTTCATATTCCCTGGCGAAGGCGTTAGGCTTGTTGCGGTAACGGTGATAGACCTTTGCAATCTCTTCGTCGTCATAGGCCGGCAAGTCTTCTGCTACTAGCGAGAATGGGTATCTACCAACATTCCAGTCATCATCATCTAGCCCCTCTATGTAACACTCGTAAAGGTTACCATGCCCCTTAATGGTACCAGTCATAAGGGACCAGCCCTTAAAGTCAGCTAGGGCAGGCAATACGATGTCCATCCATACGCCCATGCCAATGTCATCAAACTCGTCAAAGACTACGCCATCGAGGTGCTTACCGCGAATGGCTTCGCAACCACCCTTATCAGCACCATAGAGCTTGATCTCAGCATCATTCTCCTTAATGGTGATCTTCATGCCCTGGTCGTCTATCTTCATTTGGCCTGCATCAATGAGCGGCTTGAAGTACTGCTTGAAGTAGGGCCAGGTGATCTCTCTTGCTTGATCCTTCAAGGGAGCAATATAAGCATATCTAGGGGGCTGGCCGGCACGCTTGTTATTAGCGGCTAGCGTTCCCTCAACAACAACGTTGAGGACAGTCTTACCAAAACGTCTGCAACACACTAGGAGGTTGTGGCGTTTCCACTTATTAAGAAACTCGTCCTGCCACTTGTGAGGGCGAAAGCCTAGATCGATTGTAGTAGCAGTATCCGTCATACTGGCAACATGCCTCCGAGCTTAGCTTGGTAGCCTTCTTCACCAGTAGTTATCTCTGCGGCAGTTAGTGCGCGAGCCCAAATCGCAATGTGTTCAAGCGCATGGCTCGGCTTGGTCCCTGCTGCCAAATTGCCATAGTAGGAAGTTCCGCTGGGGACGATGGCGCTGGCGGCAACTACCGGGGTCTCTCCATCCACTTGAAGGGTGTGGTTGATTCCATCACACTCGACGGTAATGACTGACAGCGTATCCGCCGTGAGTTTTTTGGTGGAAACCGCACCGCCGGAAGTCTCGATAAATCCTGCTGCCGAAAGCTTCAGCTGCAACGCTCCGGCTTCCAAAAGAACGGCCTCAGCATCGGCAGGGTTGCCGGCGCCCCCCCAGCCATTTGGCATGATTGGGACTTGAAACGTGGTCGTAGCCGTATAGGTGTGCAAGAAGGTAAGAACGTCTGTGGCGTAGGCCGTACTTGCGGGAGAGTTGTCAGGGAATGCGGCAGCCGGGGCGGTGAGGGCTACTGTCCTGACATTCTCTACTTCAATTGCTGAAGTCCCGTCACCCTGGTAACTATCAAGATTGCCGCCACTGCCGATGCCATCAGACAGGCCGATTGTCATGTAGTTGGTGACTGCGGCAACTGGCTTGAAATCTACATATATCCACCCGTCGCTACGCTTGTCAATCTTATATACAGGGCTACCAATTACCGCGAAGGCAGTACCGGTTGTTAGGTTTATGCCTAACCTTTCAGTTGCTTGTGCCCCACTTAGATACAGAACTATATGCCTAGTACCAACAGCTTGCCTAACCCTGAAGGATGTAGTGTTGTTAGCTGCAGTATTATCATCTTCGGAGTAAATCTTATGCTGCGTATCGACGGCATCCTCAGTGATTCTATAGAGATACGGAGAGGGTTCAGTAGTTGCGGCAGCAGCTTGAGTCCAATCTGACAGGACGTTAGTAACCTTAATAGTGGCTGCAGCCATGTTGTCAACCACAAATATACCGTTAACTACCCTAAGACCAGGCGTATTTGCGGGTACGTCAGTCCCATCGATGATGGACTTCCTAGCGCCAGCCCTAACATTTGTTAGTTGTAATGCGGAGCCCCCCACTATCACTGCTTCGCGCAGCAACCTATCGAACGGGGTAGAGGGCAGGCTGTTGCCCCAGATGTTACTGCCTATTACTGTTGGGCCTACTAGCATTGGTGGTATCCCCTACGCAAATAGCGCGATGGAAGTTGCGGTAGTACCGACAGCGTTAACCCGCTTGCAGTTCACTGGGTAAATCACTCCCTGGGCGAGGTAGACCGTAGTGAGTGCGTCCTCATGATTCACTAGCACTGCCTCGTCACTGGCGTCTACTGCCATAATAGCGTTATGGGGGGTAGTGATGTTGTTACTAGCGTGGGGAGTATGGTTACCAACTGGCTTCCAGTTCCTGCCGCGATTATTGCATTCGTTGCCCATTAGGGTGTTACCTCTGTGGTTGTTATGATAAAAGAGTGACCCCGCAGGGTGCGCTTCTTTGAGAGGCGTGCAGGGCATTGTTATTTGGTGGTGCCAGATGGATTTGAACCATCGCACCCTAAAGGGATCGGATTTACAGTCCGACGCTTTTGACCACTCAGCCATGACACCAAAATGGTTACCGGATTTTGCGAGGGTGGCTCCGGTAGGGCAAGCACTAATTGTGGTAGCATCAGTGTTGGAAAATATTACCTATAAAAATATGCATCCCACTGTGGCAGGGTACGGCTATGTGACTGTAGTCTCGACAGATAAGCTCTCTGATAATACTACCCGACAGCCCAATGCTTTCTGGGTACCAGCCTTAGCAGCAGCTATGAACTCCTCTACGGTCTTGCCGAAGCACTTCTCCCCAGGCCCCCAGTTGTGGCGAATGGCTGCTTCCGTGGTGATAAGGCAGTACTCCGTAGGCTGAAGGAACCTGGCCTGCATCGCATCAATAAGCTTCTCTGCCGGGTAAGGGTTATCATCAGTAGCTTTCATTGTGGTATTCTTCCTTGTCGACAGGTTCCAGTCCGTAGGCGTTACTACAGTCCTTGCAATAGGCGGGGTAAGATAGGTGGAGGGTGCGGTAGTACTTAGCAAGCTCACCAGCAGTGGGGTTATCGGGCTTACTGTACTGTGAGGAAAAGTAGTATTCGCTGTCTCTGAAAGGTGGTTTACGGCTAGTCATGTTTATTGGCCTCCTTATTGAGGAAGTTTGCCATATCAGCAAACCCTTTACTAAGCTCAAAGGCTAGGTAAGCGTCAGGGTTCATGCCGGCGCGAGCTTTGACTGTATCAGGGACCATTACCTTCCTTCGCGCATCACCGCACGTAATGAAGAATGAATCCGCTACGAACTCATCTCCAGCGGTAATAACCTGCTCTTGGAAGTGTTTTAAGGTAAACATGCTACACTACCTCCTTGCGACCTTTCTGGTTACCGCTAATGACTTCAATGGAATCCTCGCCATGGACAACCACAGAGGTGACGCCTTCCGACAGGATGAGGTCCCCCACTACCTTAACTGAGAAGTTATCATGCCACTGCACCTGTAGGAGAGCTTCGCTATCGGTAGTCCTAAAAGCTGGGTCTGCTTCCTTGTCTACCAAGAAAATAAGCATCATGGTATTACTAACCTTATCAACATGATGGAAGGCATAGCGATGGGCTAGCTGTGCGTTGAGGTAGTTAACCAAGTCATGGCCATCCACCTCTGCTGCTGTGAAGTAGTAGGAGTCCGGTAATATAATCTTCTTAGACATTCTCTCTTCCCTCCTCTTTGCTGTCTTCCAGGCGATCCAACCAATCTACAGCTAGGCCTTGCCTGGCATACATGTTACCTCTACCTGACCAGTAGGAGGTAGTCCTGTTAGCGCTCCCGTCATGGCTGCAGGCTAACACCTGGACTACGTCGAAGTGCTCCATGAGGGCTGCTAAGTGATGCTCTATGGTGTCGATCTTTTCCATTAGGATACCTCTCTAGGCTTTAACATATCTACCAAACTACCTTGAAAGCTCTTAACCCGCCCCTCAAAGTAAGGTGCCCATACCTCCCATGCTTCTAGCTTATTAGGGCTACCGTAACCAGTCTCAGGAAGCATGTCTACCGCCACTAGGTCTATGGAGCCGTAACCCATTACGAGGCCTGCCAATACGCCTAGCAGGCTGCTAGTCCCATGCATGTGACTACCATCAACGATGTGGGTAACACGTTTATGTTGATCACCATTACAGCGATAGCCAATCACAGTAGGGTTGCCAGTAAACTTCTTAATGTCGATCAGGGTACTCAGGATGCCACTATCACAATGCATTGTGGCTAGGTAATCAGCCTCAACCGATAAGCCCCATACTCCCCTATTGATGGACATCACTGAGTCGGCTGCGCAACCATAGCGGCGTAAGTAGTGGGAGAACTGCTGAGCCTTAGTGGGTGCGTCACCAATCACGAGAAGCTTCTTATGGGGAACGCAGTTAGCCGTAATGGCAGTACCCTCGTAACGGTCAGCATCGAAGGTGAAGGAAGGGGTGGGGTGCTGCTTCATAAGCTTACTAATCCTTAGTGGGTGTGGGTGTATTTACCCTTCGGAACGTTTGAGGTGCTAAACTATGGGTGAGGCCTACAGAAGGTTAACCCAGTTGCCTTCGGGGTCTTTAACTTGGGTCAAGAAGTCATCCAACTTAGCCATCATTTTGTCTACAACCTGCTCAGTAGTCTCTCCCCGCTCAAGCTCTCTCAGACGTAGCGATGCGTGGGCTAAAAAGCGTACATCAGTAGCGATAGCGTTAAGGGCCTCTGCTTGGTTAGCGGGGCGAGTGCGATTACTTTGCCCAGTCTTAACCACACCCGAAGGTATGTGCTTCAACCTGCAGCAGTTCATGTGCTTATTCCTGTGCTGCCCACCGCCGCCGGTGCCACTAAACCAGGTAAGGTGGAAGTCCTTTTTGGTGAAGCGTAATTCCATTGGTAAACCCTCGAAGCTTTGAAATACAAAATTATATGGTTAGGGTCCCCTCCCGAAAAAGGGCTGCGGGCTAGGGGGCTCCCCCCCCCCTCTTCCCTGGAAAAAGGGACTCCTAAGTTTCTATTAAGTTTGAGGCTAGATACAGTGTTATAGCGTCGCATAATAATGATTATGTATTAGTTCTCAGGCTCAGTAACATGCACGTCTATGGGAGTAGCACAATGTCCTTGCCCTACTTGCAGCACGTTACTAGGTAGTCCAGACACGATAAGCATGCCTCCACTGCCTACTTGCTCAATGGTCTGCTTATCCCCGTATTGCTTGCGGTCATGTGACTTAAGCAGGAACTCACCCCACCTAGCCCTACCCCTAGGGTCACGAGCTACCCACTCAGCTTGTAGGCGTTGAACCCTTGTACGCGCGTGAGTCAACACCTTTGCGAAGTCCTCCCCTTTCTTGGGATACACGCTATAGAAGGATGTAGCCGACATGCCTAACTCGCATATTAACGCCTCCACACTAGGCATCTCATCGTAATGGTTGCTATTACCTTCACGCAGGGTTGTAACCGCTTCCATCCCATTGGCAGTAGCTATTGCAATATACTTGTCACAGTCAGCCTGTAGTGGTTCAGCACTCTTATAAATAGCAGGGTAAGCCATTGGGTATCACTCTCTCTATTGTTGATAATGATAATGTATTATCGTTAGTGTATCCGCAACATAAGCATGCAACCGTCCACCTAGTTTGTACTCCTTACCGCCTACTTCCCCCGCTAGGCGCACTAATGCCGCCGCTATTGCCGCCGTTATGGTACGCTAATAAGCCATACATTTGAGGCTAACTGATGGACTCGCTTGACAGGTTGCTATCTCTATGGTATGATAAGCTATTAACCAACGCGGCGAACAACCGCATAACCAGAACGGAGATAATGACAAATGAAACATTTCAAAGCCACAACTACCAGCAACCACGAGTTTGCTACTAAGACAGAATCCCACACCTTCGAAGCCGTTAATATGATGGACGCAAGGCATTGGGTAATTAACCATTGCGACTGTAGCAGGAGCTGGAACGTGGAAGAGATAGGTGAGCTTGTCTTTACTACTGCTAATGACATGGATAATCCTGTATCTATGTTTGTTAATGATGACGGTCAATATGTAATCCAATGCGGTGATAACATCACTGTTCAGGACGACGACTACGAAGCGGGTGACCACTTAGGCAACTGCATAATGTATGCACTAACTCGCGAAGGCAAACTTGATAACGCAGCTATCGTAAGCTACTAAACCACCAACCTAACCCCAACAAGGATTTACCTATTATGACTACTACCACACAAGACAAAGAAGTAACGGCCGCTAACTTCCAACAGTTGCGCCAATTCATTGAGTCGGACACACAAATCATTGCCGGCATCAACTTCGACAAGGATGATAGGAGGGCTATTTACGACGCATTAGAGATTGATGTTGATAGCTCAGCTTTCCTTTGCGACCGCAACCAAGTAACTGACTTTACTGTCGAGACCTCAGAAGGCGAATTCCGTTTTATTGGTGTCAATGAGATTGACGATATCCAGCAGGATGAGCTATCTTCGGATGCCTACATACTGGGATGTTTCAATTCTGACTTTCTGGCATCCGTTACGGGGTGGCCTGAGCTACTCATTAAGGCAGGTCAAGACGGTGAGGCTTATGAACAGATAGGGCAAGCTATCATAGATAGTGACCTTGTCGAGGATCTACAAGACTTATACAGGCGGGTTGATGGTTACGGTCACCATTTCGCTAGTTACGACCACAATGAGTATGACGTATCCCTACTTGAGGCCAATTACTACATGTTCCGCACTAACTAGCGCTCTAACTACCCAATAACACTACCATTAGGGGCTGTTATGGCCCTTAATAACCCAAAAAGGGACTACTACTATGAGTCATTTATCCGCTTATAACGAACTATCTGAAGTATACGACCTTTACCAGGAATTCACTGAAAACGTGGACAACGCCGCCGAAAAGCACCGCCTAAAGAAAGAACTTGGCTTTCATATTGGCCGACGTTCCAGCTTGCATCAATCGCGTATCTCTCAAGCGCTCGACACTATCATGCGGGGTACTTTCAAGGCTCGCGAGGTTGTGGAATACTTTGAGCTTTCGGAAGAGTGGCAAGCGGAGGCTGTAAGCAACTTGGACGAGCAAGCGGAGGAAGTTAGCTATTTAGCTCCGGAAGACGACGACGAGCCAGCAAGGCATATCCTGTGGGACTTGTCGGAATGCATGGTAACGACGGACTCAGACTATGACGGGGTGATCGGCATTAGTAACAATTCCGCTATGGCTGTAGTCCTTTCAGACTGCAGTGAAAGTGCGTTCACTTGGATACTTTCCTAATGCCTTCACCTCACAACGTCATACCTGCAATACTCATCATCATCGGCATCATTGCCATAATTGCAGCTAACCTCTAACCTTCGATAGTGAGATAATAACCATGGAAACCACAGCCCAAAAGATTCGCCAATACCGCCTCTCCACACATCCCCTACTTCGCAAGCTCTACGCATTGCGGGCAACTGCTGACAAGTTGCTAACCTGTTACCAGGAAACCAAAGAGGTTGACAGTAACGGATGCAGACCTTTCGAAAGACAATGGATAATAGCTGAAAACAACTATAGTGAGCTAGCCGGTGAGGCTATCGAGAAAGGGCTCATCAGCTTCGGGGTAGCCGTAAAACTGTAACCAGGAAAGGTAATAGCAATGAAAAAACAAATCCTAATAAATCAAATAAATAAGGTGGGCGGCTTTCTGAAAGTAGAAACTGACTATAGCTGGGAGCTCTACGAAAAGCGGATTGAGTTACACACAGTAATGGAGGAATTCTTTATTTTTGGAGCACACTACATAACCGCATATGTACGTATCGATGGGGACGAAGTGCATATATCAGGTAACTACGGCAAAGATGGTTCACAAACATTTTACAATGGAAGGATGGGTGGTTTAACAAGGGGAAAATGGTTTGACTGTATGGTACAGCTTCATAATAGATACTAGCCCATAAACTAGCTTTCCAACAGTAACATACCTACAAGCTTAAAAACTGTAATAACGCCCGAAGGGCAATAGGAGAATAGGAAGAATGATTACGCTTCTTTATAAGGGCTGTTTTATTAACGCTTATTGCGGGACTGAAGGGTGCCGTTGGTCTTGCATTGGTCGCGATTGGCACAACTGCAAATCACTACATGCCGCAAAATGCAGCATAACCAGATACCTCAACAGTTTAGA